CGTGCCGCTCGGCAGAGTTACAGAGAACTCGTTATTGTCGCTGTCGGTAATCGTCAGCTTGTCGCCTGACAGGGAGAAGGTTTTGATAGTGGTATTAGGGCCAGCCAGTTCGGACAACGATACAGAGAACTTACTACCTTTTGTGTCCTCCAATACCAGCTTGTCGTTTTCAACACCGAAGCGTTTGACTTTGGTATCGCTGTTCGCGCCAGTACCATTGCCACCATTATTGCCGTTGTTACCGTTGTTACCGTTACCGTTACCGCCATTGCTTCCGTCATTGCAGCCGCATTTAGGCAGCGGGATAGCTTTGAACGAGCCGTCGGCGCGGGTGTACACCAAGCTGGTATCTACCACACCAATGTCGGTAAGGAAGACATTGTCGGCAGGCTGAAACATAGGCGCGCCTTGCGGCTGAACAGGGAACGACATAGGCATATTATGCGGCACAATCACAGGCTGCTCTACGGGGACGTACACTTGCACGGCTTCCGTTTTAGCTGGCGCAGGCGCAGGCGCGGGTGCTGGCGCAGGCGCGGGTGCAGGGCATACAGTGTTCACTACTTTTTTCAAACTCATCATAAGCTCCTTATGGTTGGGTATTGTAGCCCAGCAGTTTGCCTGCCAGGTCGTGCATTTCTTGCAGGGTTTTCGCGTTGGCCGAAACGATTGGATTGTACGCGGTACTCATACCATAGCCGATAACGTCGCCTTTGTGGTCCAGTACGGCCACAGGGTGCGCGTCAGAGCGGGTAGGGTACAGGTAAGCCACGATGTCGCCGTCGGTGTCTTTGAACGGCATAGTCGCTTCGGGGTCGCGCTCGTCGTCAGGGTGGTATGCCAACGCTACGCGAGACACACTACCACAATCCGTCTTGGCGACAGTGATATGCACAGTGGCATAATAAGGTTTAACCATCTGCATCAACGCCATTGGGTCAAGCGCGATACCAACGTTATTGGGCGATTTGCCGCAGGCGGACAGGTTATAGAAAGCCATCTTTAACTCCTAATGAAAATAAAAATAAAACACTACTCTCCGCTCTCGCGGTCGGCAGCAGGTTCTGTATCGGCTGGCGGTTTGCGTCCAAAGACGTTAATTGCTTTATTGGCGGTGTTCGCTCCGACGGTAACAGAGGCATACCATGCAAAGATGTCGGCGGATAATGTACCCGTCGCGGCTTGCCCCAGCACAATCAGACTGCATACTACGATGCCGACCAGCATACTCAACTTGCTTAAACTGGTATTATCTGTGCCTGCACTCGTCAATAAATCTTTTAGAAATCCTAACATATTATACCACCAATTCAAAGTGTGGGCCGTCGATAAATGCTTTCTTACCAATCTTGCGGCGGCTGGCCGTGTAGTCCGCCACGAGGTCGTCGGTGTCTGCGGTCGTATCGTTCAGACAGCACCAGCAGCCGCCCCAGCGTACACGCACCCCAAACTCTTTCGCCGCACGGCGCATAGCGTCGGCGATGGGGTAGAAATGCCCCCAGTGCCAAGACATCTCGGACGTACCGTTGCCGTCGAAGTCGCCCCACGGTACAAGGTCCACGGCGTGGCCGTAGCCGTCCGCCTGTTTCAGGTGCTTGCTGTTCATGGTCTGACTCGCGCCCGTGGCGACCAGTTGCTTCTGACGTGCGGCAGTACGCAGACCCTCGTTCACAGCGAAGTCCTGCGACGAGAGTTCGATGGCGCGTTTAACCACCGCAACCAACTGCGGGTGTACCCCTTGCAGGCGTTCCAAAGACCGACTGCCTAAAACGAATGTTGTCATTTGTCGTTCCCCTTATTGTTCTGAACGGATTGTAAAAACTTAATCAGCATTGGCAGGATTTGTGGCACTAGACCATAAATAATATCGGTCGCATACCCCGCACTCCGCCCCGCTACCACACCGATAATCAACGCACTCATAGGCGCGTTGGCAGGAACATAGTGGCTTGCGCTCGCCGCAGCCATTGCACCAATCGCTATATCGGTAAGGCGCATGAAAAGGTTGTCCTCCGATTTAGCGGCAGTACGCATTCCGCCGACAAGCCCCCCCAAAACAGCGAGGTTAAGGGGGGTAATCAGTTCGTGCATACTGCCCCCTTGTCATTGTTTTACCTTGTTACGTCTGCACGGATTTGGTCCGCCGCCAGCCAGCACAGTACGCCGAGAATGACGTGCATATACAATAACTGGCGGTGTACGCCTACGCTTGTCAGCCATGCCGCGCTATGGTAGGTCAGTGTCGCCAACCAAAACCATAGCGCAGAAGATACCATCAATACGATGGCGGAGACCATGCGCGTCTGCGCCTTATCCCACTGGAACAACCCGTACCACTGCGCCCCCGACAGCCCTACAAATAACCAGCACAATGCAAAGGTGTCGATGGTATCGGCATTATACACCGATGGTAGGTTAATTAGCCTAGTTTTTGCGTTGGAGAACGCCGCAGCAGCACCTAAAAGAGACATAGCGTTAAATAATTCCACGCCACGGGTCTTGGTAACGAAGGTCCAGTTGGCCGCGCGGCGTACCACACGATGACGGTTATACTTACAATATGCAGACATACCATACTCCTGCAAGCGCGGAGGTCAGCAGTGCGCCGACAACAACGCCGCGCCAAAACGTACAACACCAGCAGCGCATTTGCACCGTGCCGCGCTCACACTCTGCCTTATCCAAAGCGTATTCGACTTCCGTACCCTTACAGGCTAGGTCAGCGAAGTCGCCCAACGGGTTATACCCGCACAGCAGGCGGGCGTACCATGCGTTAATCTTGTCCTTCATTTAACACCTCGCGTTCCTTGTGCAGTATCTCTACGCAAGCGTCGCGCTGTTTGACCGCAGTCAGGGCGTACTCTCCGAGGCGGAGAATATCTTGTTCAACTGCTGGCTCACTTGCTGTGCGCTCGGTTGGCCCGTCGTTACCCATGCTGGTACGGCTGGCAGCGACGGCGTTGTTACCACAGGTTGGGGTGCGGGTTTGGCGCAGGCGCACAGTACCAGCAGCGAGGCCAGCACGCAGGCGGTCGATTTCAGTCTTGGCATTTTGAAGCTCCTCATAGTGTTGTCGGTCGGCGGAGGCGACGGCGGACGCTACCGCCTCCTCTTTCTCACGGCGCATCTTGGCAGCAGCCAGTTGTGCGGCACGTTGCTCTGCGGCCACTTTGTTCTTGTACGCGGTCAGTTGCGCCGTGTAATAAGAGGAGGTAAACCCCCATGTGGTCGCTACGGCCAGCACAGCGGTTGCGCCTACCGCGATGGCGGTCATCTTCAAGTCGAGCATTATTTAACTCCCAGTGCGTTGATTTCGGCCATTACTTCTCGCCGTATCTCATCGCGGTTTACTTTAATGGTACGCATATCGGCACGAAGGTCGCGCACGTCTTGGTAACGGCCTTCGGCTTCTGCTTTGCCAATCATATCATGTAGCTGCTTGTATGAATAGCCCATATCGCTTTTAGCCTTGCGGGAACGCTCGTCGCCCATACGGTACAGTTTATAGGCTTCCGCCGTCTCTGGGTGGTCCTTACTGTTCAGCACGTCCATCATACCACCTTCATGGCGTTGGCTGACACCCAGCCGCTCGCCAAGGTCTTTCCATGCGTCATCGGAGCGGCGGTCGATTTTAATAGCGCGGACACCATGTACAAGCTCGCTGCCCGCTGTCGATACCACCCCGTCGCCTGACCGCATACTCTCAGTCTGTGTACGGGAGAAGCTGGTGTAGATACCACCCAGCAGGGAGCGGCCTACTACGTCCACCTCGTCGCCCGTCATGTCAATCCCACCGCCTGTCGTGCCGTAAAGGAACTCGGCCAGGCTCGTGCCAACTGTGGTCGCCCGTGGTGTAGTGCGTTCAACGTCAGCGGCGTAGTTGATACGCTTGCCTTGTGCGTCGTAGGCGAAGTCGTTTTTGAGCTTGCGCCCGAACACGTCGTGGCCTGAACTGATAGCAATCAGCGGCTGTGCCATTGTCGGCGTAACGGCGAACAAGGCATTAGTAAAGGCGTTGTCGGTGTCGCCCCATTGTTGGGTTGTTACCATCTCTGCGGAGGCGTGGAGTTGGTCCACAGACGCGTCGATGATATTGCGCTTGCCCATCATAACGCCGACGATATTGTCCGACAGGTTTTTAATCCAGCCTATCTCGTCAGGGATAGGTACGGCCACGTCGCCCAAGATAATACTGCGGTTACGTTTCAGGTTTTGGAAATACTTGCTGTTGCCGAACTCGTCCTCGTCTTCGCTGCCGATAGCGGCTGCTGCGGCTGCGGCTGCGCCGATAAGCAGAAGGGCGGAGGCTTTGCGGCCATGTTCCGTGCTCAAAATCTGTGGCAGCGTAGCGAACGTACCTTGCATAACGGCATTGTGGAAGGAGAACAAGTTGCGCACCACGCTGTCCGTACCATGCTGCTGGAAGTTGGACGTGATGTTTTTCGAGCCGACGATAATCGCGGCGGCGTAGTCGCTGTTCTGCGGGGACTTCACTTGGTCGAGCAAATCCACGATTTGGTCGGCGGTCATGTTCGGTTTAAGCTGGCTGCCCAGCAGGTGTTCGGCATACGCGCGGAACACACCCAACCGCATAGCGGTTTCAGGCGGATAAGCAATGGTCTCTGCCACACGCGCGGCAGCCGAGCGGGTCTTATCGTAAGCGGAGGACAACACATCTGTCGCCCGACCGACCTTACCTGATACCAGTGGATTATTGTTGATGTTGGCGAACGCGCCTGTATTCACATTGTCGCCGAACAGCATACCAGCACCGAGGCGTTGATACACCTGCGCCCATACGTCGCCCTGCTCGCCGCGCCATGTGCCGTAGAACAGGTTGCCCTTATTCGGTACGAACAGATAGCGCAGGGCGTAGCCTACGGCACGAGTGCCGACAGCCGCCGCGTCCTTACTGCTCACATACTGCTCGCCAATCGCCCCACTGATATTCAAGTAACCCGTCATCATATCGCGAACGAAACCGACCACAGGATAGCTTGGGTTCAGGGAGGTTTTGAACTGGTTGAAGTAATGGTTAAGCGAGCCGACTTTGGCAATCGCAGGGTGCATGGCTTCCGCGTCGAACATCATGGCCGCCGTCTTGGACTTCGCTACCAGTCGTACAGGCACACCGTTGATATAGACCACCGTGCTGCCTTTCTCGCCCTTCGTACTCTCCTCCCACAATGGCGCGCCTGTCGGGTCGTCAGGGTTGGCTACGGGGGTTACAGGCTCGATGGCGAAGTGTCGGTTAGGCATGGACATAACCAACAGGGCGAATTGTGCCATCTCGTTATTACGGAATGCCTTTTTAACGTCCGCTTCCCACACGGCTGCCGTGTTACCCAGCACGTTCTCAACGGCTGTGGTACGGCCTTTACTGTCGCGGGTGGTAAACGCGCTGCTATCATCATCACGCATGGTAATAAAGAAGCCGCTGAAATCATAACCCTGTGCCGCCAGTTCGGGGAAGGCTGCGTCAAGCTCGCGTTTACCACGCCGCATTCGGTTGGTGTAGTCGGTATTGTTCAACACGCCGCGTTGGTGTTGCAGTTCGATAACGGTACGGTTTGCAGCGGACACCTCTGCCACGATACGACCAATGCGGTTGCGTTCTTCTACATTCATACCCGCCAGCGCAGCGAGGAAACGGCGCGCGCCCAAGTCGGCCTGGCCGACATTCGGGTCGAGGGTATTCAGGTCGCGGAAGTTGAAGCCTGTTACTGACAAAGCCTCGCCGCCGTTGTTGCGGTTCACGATGTACTTCGTACCATCTTCTCTCTCCGCCCAGTGGCCTTCCGACTGGGGAGAGTTCATAAACTGATTGTAACGTACCGCTTCTTCCAAGCCGTAAAGGAATTTGTTAATCCGCTCCTGTGGTACGCCTTCGCGCAGCATGGCATCACGGATAGCCTCGGTGCGGTCGCGCATGGACTGCTGTTTGCCCGCTGTCTCTACCACAGAGCCTGCGTTGAAGTTACGGTGCAGGAACGCCATGCCTTCGCCGATGTCGCGCTGCATTCGCGTAATCACATTAGACGGTTTACCCATCGCTTTCTCATACGCCAACTCGACCTCTTTCATAGAGGTATAAACGTCCACCCAGCGGGTACGCAGGGCAGAGACGAAGTCTAGGAATGCGTCCAGCACGGGGATATATTGTGCGGGCAGTTTCTCCCGCAGCCAATTCGTCCACTCGCGCACGCGGGGGCTAGTCAGCCCCATATAGTCGGCGCGGTTCAACACATACAGTTCGCTCGGTGTGAGTTGGCTGCCTGTACGGGGGTCGATGGTCGTACCACTCGGACGGGAGTATTGCGCTGGATAAGTGGTGTTCAACCATTCCCATGCGCTGTACATTGCGCCGTCGATGTCGCCTTTCACTGGCTCGGTGTGCATAACGCCTACCACCCCATTATCAGGGTCATTCATTACCACGCGCACCTCGGCGGTGTTGTCGCCAGAGTTCACAAGCGAGATAAGCCCTACGGGTACGCCATGCACGTCAGCGTTGTACTCCGCGTCAGGTGCGCGGTTGAGGTAGATATTGAGTTGTCGTACCAGCTTGTGCGCCATGTGGCGTTGGCCGTCGCGGTCGCTGCTCGGTGGGATTTGTGCAGCCTGCTCTGCCTGTTCGCGGAACAGCCGCTCGACCGTACCGTCAGGATACGGCTCGGCGTGGGGTGCGCCAGCGTGTTTCTTCGGCTGGTCGCCCACAGTGGACTCGCCTGACTCCGAGCCGTAAGGCCGTTTGGCATAACGTACTTGCAGGCCAAGCTCCTGCGCCGACAACTCGTCTCCGTTGCGTTGGGCGAGGTCGGTCAGGATACTGCGCTGTTGCTGCGCAGGCAGGGTGTCGAAGTCGGGCGTGATGTCGCGGGCCATACCATGATAATAGTCGCTGCGCTGACGGGCGGCCTCAAACTCCATACGGGCGCGGTACTGCTGCGCTGCTTCGGGTGTGCGTACTTGGGCTGCCGCATCGGGGCGGGACTGGCTGACAACACGAAAGAACTCGGCAAGCTCGGCATCGGTGGTACGGGGTTTGCCGCGCCACTGTGCGACCATGCGTTTAAACCAGTTGATAATCTGCGCCATCAGACCTGACGATTTAGCGCGTAGGTCGGTCGGAGGTTTCGTATTGATGCCCCATGTTTCGCGCAGGGTGTCCCAACCTTTTGGCGATGTGCGCGCCGCGTGGATTTCCGCCAGTGCTTCTTCGGCCAGCGCATAGCTGTCCAGTTCGGGGTAGGTGTAACGCATCGCGCCCATAAGCTCCTGAACGAACGGGTGCTGGGCGAACTTATCCATCGTCTGCTTGTAGTCGCCCCATTGGGTCGTCTTACCGCGCACGGCAACGTCGGTATGTTGATGCAACATCTCATGCGCTACGCTATAAACGAACTGGTGGTCGGCGCGGGTCGGGTCGGCTACCACATACACGGTGCTTGGGTCTCCGTCCAGCACATACGCCGTAGTGTTGCTGTCGGCAAGCGACTGGCTATTGGGGCTTACGAATACCACATGACGCATGAAGTCTTTGCCGAAGGCAGCAGAAATAGCGTTGGTCGCACGGCGGATAGTTTCCTGCTGCACGGCCAGCGTCTGCTCGGTCTCGGTCATGGTGTCCCATTTGGCGCGCTGATACCGCGCATAGGAGGACACGTCGAAGTCGTCAAAGTCGTTGAAATCATCGAAGTCATCGGAGAACAGGTCGCGTTTACCATAACGTTTGTCCAGCGCAGCAAGGTCGGCTTCCGCCTGCGCATCGAAGGCGGCCTGAACGTCAGTCGGGGTTTCCGAGAACAAATCAACAGGCGCACGTTTGCCCTGCGGTGCGCGGGGAGCTTCCGCAGATGGAGAGAATAAATCGACCGCAGGGAGTTTAGCGGCAGGTTGCAAATCAACCGCAGGTAAGGCGGGCGCGGCAAATAAATCAGCAGTAACGGTTTTACCATTGCGTTCCATCGCCCGCGCGGTGTCCGCAACCGCAGCGGCATCGTCGCCGTCAAGCGTTACGGAGGGGGTCAGCCCCAACTTTTTTGCCTCGTCCGCCGCCACCTCCGCGCGGCGGATGTACTTGGCACGGATTACATCATCGACAGCTTCTTCCAACAGGCGGTCCAGCCCGACTTCGGGCGGGTTATCACTGCCCTCAAAGAAGGTACGGGTCAAGTCAGCCACCGCCTCGCCGTCGTCCTCGCGCGTGTTATAGTAATCAAATACTTTTTGATACGCCTGCTCGCGGTAGGTCTCTACGTCTGCGTCCTGCTCGGTAACGATAGACGCTTCGATGTAATTCATGACCGCTGCGCGCACACTGTTCTTACCACGACTGGTGGACTTGATTTTGTTCACTTGGTCGGACAGGGCTTTGATGGTCTTGCTATCCACGCCCAAGGGTTTCAGTAGCGATGCCACAGTGGTCGTGTTGCTCAACTGTACATCAGCCTTCGGTTTCGCCAAGCTCGCTTCGCGGCGGGCGGTCTCTGCCACGCGGTCGAATGCGGGCAGCATAGGTTTACCAACCATCGTGCCGAACTTGTTTACCACCCAATCGTAGGTGGCTTGCAGACGGCGGTTCAGCGAGGGGTTACTACGGATAACAGCAACGCTATCTGCGACCACAGCACGCTCGTTGGCGGGCAATTCAGGGTCGGACAAGATGGCGACCGCCTTATCAATTTTCGATAACAACGCGATATTGTTGCGGACGTTCTGCGGGATATAACCCACGCTGTCGCCCATACGGTTTACCATTTCTTCAACGGTCGAGAAGCCATCGGAAATGTACGCCGCCTGTTCAATATCTTTCAACACGGTGTCAGGCACGTTGTCGCGCAGGCCGAGTTCGCGCAGTTGGCGTACCTCATAATCGACCTGCTCCGCGCTACGGGTCAGTGCATCGCGCACAGTCTGCTCATTCAGCGCATGGAGGTTGAACGCGCTGGCAGCGCGGGAACGACCGCTGGCATTCAGGTTATCGTACACATTAAGGGCTTGCCGCGCCGCACCTGTCGGGTTAGACAGGACATCTAATGCCATCTCGTCGATGGGTTGTTCATGAACAATCTGCTCGGCCAGCACATCGAGTTGGGCGTTGTGTTCGCGCGCGGCGTTATCCGCCGCCTGCCACTCGGCCAGGGTCTCCAACCGTCTGCGGGCGGGGTTGTACACGGCGAGTTCGGCGGGAGAGGTTCGGCCAGGTGCGGGTAAGCGCAGCACATCAACAGGCATATTCTGTTGCAGGCCAGCGGCAGCGTTGGCCGAAGCAGCGTTACTACGCACTTGTTCAGTCAATGCCCGCACGTCAGACGGCGTGGTGGTCAGCACGTTCAGGTTAGTATTGGCAAGCGGGTTGATACCCCCCGCATTCGTCAGCGCAGACTCGTAGGCGGCGACTTGTGCGTCGTTATCCGCCATCATGCCGTTTACCTTCTCTTGGTACTCGGCAATGGCCTTGTCAAGATTGGTGTTCGCATCGCGATAGTCGTGGGCCAGTTTAATACCACCAACAGCAGTACCCATCAGCGCGCCGACAACGGCAGCTTTACCTGCGTCGGTCGCAGCCCGCGCCCAGTCGATTTTGTCCCAAGAGAAATTGCCGTCGCCTGATACGGACTGTGCCGCCGCGCTGGAAATCAGACCGACCAAGCCTTCTTCAAAGCCCTCCGACATCATGCCTGACGTGAGAGGCTTCGCCCCTGCGAGAACGGTGCGGAAGATAGAGCCTTTATCAACGGCGTTCATTAGGGCGGCTTTACCCTGCTCGGTCGTCAGCCGCTCGCTAATCTCACCCAATATGCTTCGAGCTTCGGGGCTTAACATACCCTGCTGCAAGTCGGTGGATACCGCTTTCAGCGCATCGTCAATCGTGGTCTCGCCTTTCATTACCATGCGACCCAGCGTAGAGGCTTCGGCGCGAGTGGCGTTCGCCATACGCAACAGAGAGCCTTCGGCAGTAGGGAGGAAGCGGCCAAGACCATACGTTACCCCGCCAGTCAGACCACCCGCCACAGCAGCAGTCGTCAGTACGTCGCCGTTATAGCCGCCTGTTTGTGCGTTATACGCGCCGTTCTGACGGAGAATATCCGCAGCGTTGCTCGTACCTTCCAGCGCAGCTTGGAAACCAATAGTCCGTGTAACATCTGTCAGCTTCTCGCCTGCGCCAATAATGCGTGCGCCGACAGCTTGGCGATTAACTAAACCACTGATACCAGTAAGCTCGCCAATCTTCGCCCCACCGCCGCGCAGGATTTCATCGGACAGACCGAGTGCTTTGGCCGCCGCAGGAGTAACTTTACCGCCTGCCGCCGCAGCCGCAGTCGCACCCGACCGCAAAATGGCTTTACCGCCTGCGGATACACCTTTGCCAACCGCGCCTGGCCCGAATACGATACCAACCAAATCGCCCGCAAAGTCCGTCAGACCCGATGGGTTGTACGCCAGCACGTCCAGCGTATCCCTTATGCCAGATGCCATCTCGAACGCGCGTTCGTTGTCTTGGCTTTCGTAGGAGCGGGCGGAGCGGAACATTCTTTTCGCCCCTTCAGAGGCATCAAGTACCGCACGGGAAGCGTCCAATCGACCGTCGCCAAGGCCGACCTCATTCATCGCTTTGCCGACATAGGTGCTGGTAACGCCGACCAAATCCATCAGACCAGTAACCGTAGTGCCTACGGCACGGTTGGCGAAGTCGCCCACAAGTCCAGTGAAGCCACGGTCCTCTACCTCGAACAGGCGGCTGTTACCAGTCAGCTTAACCAACGCATCGGTCAGCTTCTTACGCTCTACCGCACGCTTGGTGGCGTTCCAGCCGTTACGGGTAGCTTCGCGGTCCAACCATTCATCCACTGCTTTGTTGTTGAAGTAGGTCGCACCGCCTTCGGGCATGAACTGGGTATTACCACTCTCTGCGATGAAGCGGTCCACCAACGGATTGCCTGTGGTCTGAACAGTACCATCAACGGCAGAAGCCCCCGCAGCGGATACGGCGGGGGTTGGTTGTTGCATTTGCTGCAACGCTTGGTCGTAGGAGGCTTGCTGCTGCGCCAGCATATCGTCTAGCTGCTGGCGGTACGCTTCGGTCTCGGCTTGCTGTTGCTGGGCGTATGCCGCCGCTTGCTGTTGTGCCAGCAGTGCGTCCTGCTGCGCTTGGTCGGCTTGCTGTTGCAGGTTGTCGAGATAGCTGAATGCGCCTTGGCCTGGAATGTACGGCATATCGTGTCCTATTTGTAGTAAGCGCGCCAGTCCACTTTGACTGGCTCGAAGAATGTATCGGTTACGCGCGGGGCGGTAATCCTATCAGGCATTATAGCCGTCAATTCATCTTTACTCAATGCGGCAGGCGCAAGTATTCCTAATCCAGTACCAGTATTTTGCGGTGCAGTCGCGCTGGTGGGGGCAGTAGCCGTATCGGACAACTTCGGCATTGTGAAACTCGTGCGCCCTGTCGGGGCTGCGGCGGGTACGCCCCCTGTGGTCTGCGCCAGCATACGGTCAAATTCCGCCTGGCTACGCTTCGCCTGCGCGTATGGGCTTGAAGGGAGGGAAGCCCATGTCCGCCCCAGCTTCTGCATCGCTGCCTGCCAGTTACCATTTACCACATCGTTCAGCGCGCCTGCGTCTTTCATCAGCGCAATAGCTGCCAAGTCTTGATTGACTGGACCGAAGTCCGAGAAGCCATACCGCCTCGCGAGACCATTCCATGTCCCAGCAATCATCTGATACCGACCCGATGCCGTCGCCGTACCCTTACGGCCATCGTTCCAGCGGAAGCTCCATGACCCTCCTTGGCCAGGGTGTCGTGCAAGCGAGGACAGTTGGTTGTTGATATTACCACCATACACAGCGTATGGGTCTTTCGCGCCGAACGTCCCTTCGGTACGGGAAATCAGTGTCAGCATTTGCTGCACGCGCGGGTTGGCGCGGTATTGCTCTAACTCTTGGATACTAGTAGCCATGATAGGAAGCTCCCGCTACCCAATGGGCGGGCTGCGGCTTCGTAAGCTGCGCTGCCTGCACATCTCTCGCAGTAAAAAATTCAGGTGGTTGAACTGGGGCAAAGGGTTTCGGCTCGGTAACTTCCGCCAACTTCTGCGCCACCGCGTTCTCTTTCTCCAACTCGGCGAGCCAGTCGGTGCGGGGGGCTAGGCTGCTCTCGGTGTTCGCCAACTGCGGGGCAACCACAGGAGACTGCGCCGCAGGCGCGGCAGGGAGGAGTGCACCTGTCGAAGACTGCGCCATTTGGGGTTGTGGAGCGACCGCCGAGCCACTGCCGCCGAGCCACGGTTTATTGTAGGCGCGGTAGGCTGTACCATCAGGGCGCATCGCCATGCCGTTTTTTAGAACAATATAGTCCAAGTGCGGGCCAGTCGAACTGCCCGAATTACCTGTCAGACCAATCTGCTGCCCTGAACGAACGGTGTCCCCGACTTTCACATTGGCACTATGCAGGTGCGACATCTGTACCGTTGTTCCGTCCGCGCGGCGCACGACCACCATGTTACCGTAGCCGCGTTGGTTACGCTTCGCCGTGCCGTCATTCATATTCACGACATGGACAATCGTACCATCAAACGGGGCGAGGAGCGGTGTGCCGACTGGGGTGGCAATATCCACCCCTGCGTGGGACGTACTCGACCGCTGGCCGCCCGACGTGGCGAACTGCTTGCGCGGGCCTACGCCCGATGTAATGCGAAATGTGTTGCCCGCAATCGGCGGGCCAAGCCCCATGCCATAGGTGTAGTCATAAGCCATTTATTGCTCCTCGGACAATTTGCCGCCGACCAATACTGCCGCTTGTTGCAGCAGTGCTGCGCGTTGTGGGTCATCTTCGGGCAGATTACGGGCGGCGGAAATAAGCACCTGCGCCTGTTGCGCTGGGGTGTCTGTGCGCGCGGCGCGCGGAGCAACAGCACTTGTACCGCGAAGCTGTGCCGCAGCCATATCAAACTTGGCTTTCTGAATACGCGCAGCCTGCTCCGCCATGCGGGTGTAGTTCGTCTGTTGGCGCATAGCATTCTCGCCGACCATCTTGGCCTGCGCTGCTGCCGCTTGCTGCTGCCCGCGTGCGGCGGAAATAACGTTCTGCGTATTCCCTGCGCGCATGGCGAAGGCATCAGCCATAGGAGCGGTACTCTGCGCCAGCCGCCCCGCGGTTACTGCCGCGTTCGGCGTGCCTGTTGCGGTCATGTAGGGCATATTGAAGCGAACGGTCTCGCCGTCGCCTGTCTCGTACACCGAGTTGATACCACTGCTGTTGAAGGTGTTGCCGAGGTAGTCGGTCAGCGCAGGCATATCCGTACCTGCTTCTAACGCCATCGTTACACGGCGTTGGTTCTCCGCCTGCATAGCAGGTAGCAGGGTGCTGCCCTCGTAGCGGTTCGCCAATGCGTAATTGCCTTGTTGTGCCAGCGAGCCTGCGGTTGCCATCTTCATCGCCGTATCGAACGACACGCCTTGGGTGCTGGCAATCTCTTGGGCGCGGTTGCGCGTGTCAGGATTACTCATTGCGCGGTAGGCGGCATTGGTGTCCGCAGCGTTGATGGCGGCGGACAAGGCGAGGCTGTTACGCGCCATGCGGCGGTTTAATGCTGCTTGCAGATTGTCGCTCAACACAGGGGCTTGCCCTGCGGCCAACATCGCCGAGTAACGCTGCGCCACATCATCGGCGGCGACACCAACGTCCAACGGGTGCGCCAAGCCAGGCGACGGGGTTTGCATGTACACATTAGACGTTGATTGCGGTACAGGCATAGGGTGCTGCCCTGCGAGCGTCTGTGCCGACGTGATGGACTGCACCGCCTGCGGCGCGGCAGGCATGGCGTACTCGGCAGCAGCCTGCGGCATCGGTTGTGTGAGAGGTTGTGGGGCAGGCACGGTGGCAGCTTGTGGCTGCTGAATGCCTGTACCCACGAAGGTTGGGTCATCAGGTCGTACAAATACCTTATTCCCCTGCGCGTCTGTTACCACTCTGACAGGGGCGGAGATAGGCGCAGCACGATGCTGGCCCAGCATATTGTGTTGGCGGTTGAACCTCGCTACGGTAGGGTCGTTGGGGTCAGCCTGCGGCGCGGTAGGCGAAGCCGTCCATGTTCGTGGGGGTGTGCCGTATGCCATAGTGCCTCCTAAAATAAATAAGCCGATGGGTCTTGATATTGCGGGGCTACCGCGCTTTGCCGCTCCATCTGATACTGTTGCATCATTGCTGCCGCGCTTGGGTCGGAGTCATACCACTCTTGCCACGATGCGTAACCTTGCGGCGGGCGGGGCAGAGCCTGCGGTCGAATAGCACCGAGTTGGGGGGAGGTAGCAGCATAGCCGCCAGTTTGGGCGGCCTGTACAGGCTGCGCCTGTGTAGGAGCTTGGCGTACCAAGTTCTGCCCGTACTGAATTTGGTCGGGGTTATACCCCATATTGCGGTACTGTTGGAGCGCGGCATCGCGGCTGCCTACATCGTTTTGAATACGCTGCGCCTGAATATCGTTATTCAACTCATTGGCGTTGTACAGGTTTTGCAGCCCCTGCACTGCATACGAACTGGCCGCCGCGTTCACACGGTAGGGGTCCACAATTTGTTTGTTTTGAAACTCATTAAATGCATTCTGCGTGTTCAGCCCTTGCAGCATGGTGTTCTGCCATGCTGGGCCAAGCTGCCCCAGTTGAGCGAAGAAGTTACCACCCCCACCGAAACCGCTGCTCGTGTTGTTCGAGCCAATAAAATAACTAGCCATTATTCAAAGTCCTCCAAGATGTTTGGTGCTGCGCCTTCGGCGGGCAACCCGAAATAAGTGTAATCCTGCATTCCGTCGTGTTCGTCAATACCCGTTATGTCCTTCATCAGCCGCATAGTGAAGTCATACGCCACGCCGCGTTCAGGGTCGATGGACAGGGCAACGTCATCATACCACTCTTCCTCAACTGCCTGCATCGGGTCTTGGCCGAAGGGCGACGTATGCGGGTCTCGGTGTAAGCCCTCGAAAGGGTCGTCTGTATAAACTCCCATCATGGACCTGCCTTGCCTGCCTTACCGCCTGCCTTACTGCCCGACGAGGCTTTGGCGGAGTTTTTACCGCCTTTCAATGCGTCCTTCAACGCATCAGCGATACCGCCACCGCCGCCACCGCCGCAGTCATCAGATTTAGCCGCAGCACCTTTCATGTTCCATGCGAACAACAGGCCGATAATCATGGTCGCCAATGTACCCCAGTCCGCCATTGTTTCTTTGGCGGTCTTACGAAGGCTCTCGGCCAGCCACGCAGCGTTCTGCCCATAGGAGGCCAACAAGTCTGCGCCCATTTTGAGGGAGTTCTGCGCGTCGTTGGTGTAGGCCGAGTATTGGAAACGCCGCTGCTCGCTGGCAGTGCGGTCGTAATTCTGCGCGGTAGTCTGACGATTTTGGCGCGCGCGTTCCATCATTTCAAAGGTTTTCATTTTGAGGTCCGCATCGTACTGCCATTTTTTCAGTCGTTCTTCTTCGCGCAGTTTATTCGTCTGCCCGATGATGGCGTTCTGTGTGGCGACCAATAACTGCCCGCGCACGTCGCAGCCCCAACCTGTATTGTAGCGATTGTTCATACGACACAGCTTTTCAAACTCTTTGGCCTCGGCCAGGGCCGCGTCAGCCGCTACGCGCGAATGGATACCATCATAATCAGCCTGATACCCACAGTCCGCCAGCGCACAAATCTCGTTGGACATATTGTCAATACAAGGCTTCAACTGCTCGCCGTAACCGTACTCCAAATCCCCGCGCTGCCAGTTCTTCTCGTTGCGCTTATCGAGGTCGTCCATCGACTGCGAGGCTTTATCTCGAAGGATAGGCACGCGCGCGAATTCGGTGTCCGCCATGTGCTTTAACTGCTCCATGACTTCGCGCCATTTCCGCTCGGCATCGCGGGCTTCCTTCAATACCTTCTGACTGGATAGCTTACCGATGATGTTACCAATCACAGACGATAAGGCAATCCACCGACCGTCATCACGCTTCGGCGGTCGGGGGTACTGAACAATATGGGGAGCGGACAGCGCAACGGCGTTCGTGCCGCCTGGACTGACGTTGCCAATCGTTACTTGGTTGTCCGATGCCCCGCCGCCTCCGCCGCTACCGCCACCGAGGACCGCGCCGACAACCTTCTTGGCCGTATCAATAATTGTCATATAAACACCTACGCATGACCGCCATCATTTTGGAGGTCATTCAAACTTTTCTGTAAATGTAACTCACGAAGCTCGGTAGTGCCTGATACTTTTACAGACCACTCGATACCTCGTCGGACACGTTTAATCATTATTGGGGCGGCATGGCGAACTCGCCGCGAGTAAATCTCACGACCATCACAGTATAGCGTAAACATCACGTCCGCGCCATCGCCGAGTATCTGCTGCATATATGGCCGCAGCGCAGGGTGTTCGTCGAAGAACACACTATCGGATAAATCGCAGTGGGTTTTACGCCACAGTTCGTATTCCGTAAGAGCGCGTTGCACCCCCCGACTATATGTTGGCACGTCATCGCCAACAATCTTGAATACAGTCGGAAACCAATTTGCGCTGTTCACTTCAACACCCGACCACCATGTGTATTTCATGTAGCCTGCGCCCGCGCCCCACTTATAGACTTCCGTGCCTATCAGCATGAACATATCCATATCGGGGGAAGCGTAGGCAGACTTAACTGTAAGGGTCAGGCGGCTCAATGAAGGCGGGCGGCGTTTATCCGTGGTTGGGGCAACCAATAACAGCCCCGCGCGAGTACCGTCCCGTTTTGTGTACCACAAGAACAGCCGCTGGTCGTAGCCAGTAATCCTCATGGTGGCGGGCATGAAATTCGCCCACTCGCGCTCGGTCATATAATCGTCAGTTGCGACTTCAACTTTCGCCCCGACAATACCAATCAGCCCAGCTTCTGCGGCGTAATACACGACACCGTTCTGAACACCCCACGCGAATGGGGACACGGCAGGATACCAATACTCCAACTCGCGGATAGTCGTCTGACCGTCGTCACGGATTTGCCCCATGTAGGGGTAGCCTTTGGTGGCAATCGCAATATCGAAATGGGTCGTACCCTCTACCAGTGTCGTATGCCCCGCAATGAACTGAATTGGATATTGCAGGGTTACACGGGTTTCAGGTTTATAGGCGTGGGGTAGGCGGGGTTCTGATACCCAAAACTGATTTTCAGACCACACCACTGTCTGCATATTCCGCCCCAACGCCACGCCGTCCAAGCACTCGCTTGGCGGTTCGTGGTTCTCGGTAGGCAGCACCTCGCCCAACGCATTGGGGCAAACGCTATCGACAAAGGTCGTGTCTTGGATAACGTCCTCGTCCACATATAGCCACACCGTCTCGCCGTTACTGGTGGTCGCGCTGCGGTAGTACCGTCGCTTGGTGGCGTTGGCGGGCGGAGTATTGGTATCGACCACGATTGCACCGTCGCCGTTCCGTATATCAATCAGGTTTGACACAGGACTGGGCGCGCTTTCTTCGCCGCACTCATTGACGTAGGTAATACGATAGCCACGAAGTTCAGGCGTATCAGCGCATGGCGAGCATTTTTCGGGGTCTTGACACCGTTCGTCCCACTGGGACAGGCAGCCACGGCCTTTGGCGACGGCGACCGTTGGGGCTTCTTTTGGCGGGTAAATACCGACCATTGTCGCACCAGTACCTGCGTCTACCATGCGGTGGGAGAGCCGCCACAACTTGCCGTCGCGAACAAATAGGATTGTCCCTGCGCCCGCGCTCTCACGCGGGTCGCGCACCCAGTGGGTATCTGTCGGAAAGCCAACGGCGTGGCTGCCAACCATAGCAAACATGGCGACCTTATCACTCTCCGCAATAGGTCGCCCATACTCATCTACCACATACTGTTGGAACTGCGGCGCGCGGTGGGGGCGCAATAGCCCCCCGTATAAATCCACGTTTTCCGCATACTGTGCGTGTTTCGCTGACAACGCCTGCGGTTTCAGTTTGGGGACTTCCCCATCAAAATCTCTGAACCTCATCAGAACCACCCTAACGCTACAACACTGCTATTGTGTACAAGGCTAACCAGTCCTTCCGCCCCAGCGTTGGGGTTAGGTATGGACAACACCCCGCTGGCAGGAATTGTGGTGCGCGTGCCAAGTATGTCGCCGTTCTGCACCATGTACACCTCTTCCCCCGCAGGACCTGCGATATAGACTGTGCCAGCCCGATACAGCATGGAGAACGAAGCCGTATCGCCTTTCTCGCCCTTCGGACCTGCGGCAGAGCCAGCATCAAGTTTCACACCATCTGTAAGCTCTACAATCAAATGGCCGTTCTTCTCGATGTTCATGTCTTTAATGCCGACACCCGCAACAGGCTTCCATGTACCAATCGTCTTATTCGTGCCATCGGGTTCGGTCAGCAGCAGCGCGTATTCCCCATTGTCCTCTTTAACCATAGAGATTGTACCCGCGCCCTCGCCCTGCAACCCCGCTGGGCCTTGCGGTCCTGGCGGGCCGCTCTCGCCTTTTTCGCCCTTCGGACCTTGCGCCGCAGTAATCGTGCCGATGGTATATTTGCGCTGTTTGCTGTCCACCCAGCGCAATGTGTTGTGTTCGTCAATCGTAATAGCCGCCACACTGATACCATCTGCGCCGTCGCGCCCTGCCTCGCCTTGCGGCCCGCGCCGACCTTCGCCTGATTTATTCTGCCCTGACCCGCAACCGCAGTCGCTATCTTGGGCCAACTTATTGCAATCAATTCCCAACGTATTGGTCTCGCAATCATAGGTCAGCGGCGAAGTTACATTGATACCAATCTCGCGGGCAATAGCTTGAATATACTCGCGGCTGGTGTAGTCGTAAGACACGCGGGCATTACTGTTGATGCAGTCGCAGCCATTTCCGCGCTCAACGGTCAGGAGGTCGCCATCACGGGCTGTTACCCTCATGTGTTCACAACAGCCATCGCAGCCCTCAACAGTTACGAAGAAGAACTGGTCGCCTCGGAGTTCGGGGAAATATACGCCCTGCCCCTTCATCAGCCGCAGGGTAGTATCGCCACGACGGACGGGGGCGGACAAAAACCCGTACCCACGCAAGGCGCAAGGCAGGGTTTGAAGGCGGGTAGGGCAGGTATTCATGATGCACTCAATCGTTGGGTTAGAAGTTCGTCAAACACCCGCTTCGTCAGTGTAGTAGAAACACAACTACCGAACGGGAACGAAGTCGCTACCGTGTCATGCTGGCCGCGCTCGACTGCAATCGTCAGGGTGGCCGCCACAGGTAACGCCGCTGTATGGGTATATTTCACGACCTCGGTTATACCATGTATCTGCAACACGAGGTACACGAAATCGCCAATCGGCAGGTGGTTAAATTTTTCCCGCAGCCCGCGAACAGGTTGCAGTTTAATCACAGTGTCTGTCGATTTCGCGCCGACGGCCAGGCGGGTAGCCACAAAGTCAAGATGATTTACTGGCATGATTTTTCTCCATTGACCGCCGTAATACGGCCATCTTCGCCAATCGTAATGCAGGTGTTGCAATCCAAACAGTACACCCCTGCGTCCACTGTGGTTGGGGCTGTTCCCAATACGCACTGGCGAGAGAACTCGCAAAGCTGCGCTGGATTCCATTCAACCTCAACACAACTCTCGGCGGGCCAAGATTGCGCGGCGGTATTATCCTGCCCCCGTACAACATGGAGAACGTCGCCTTTTACCGCCAATACTTTAACGTGTTCATATTTACCATGACTACGGATAGTCGCATAGAAATAATCTTCGCAGGGTACATGAAAACGCACGCCTTCTCCAAAACGGATAGGCAGTTCGGTATCTGTAATACCGACGGGCTTCGATAACTTGCTGTGGCTAGACCACTTACTCACATTGATTGCCATTACATTCTCCACAATCGCCTAATCGGTCGTCAGTCTCAACATCAGGCGTAGGCACGCACCCGATGCAGCAGCCGCATGGAGGGTCGCATGGGGTAGGGTCTAGCTGCACGCTCTGCGTAGTCAGCGTAGCCCAGCACCCGCGTTTGCGGAACAGCCATGTGTAACAGGACTTGTCATTGATATACAGGTCCGCTTCGTAATACCCTTCGGGCAGGCTGCGGAATTTATCCGACCAAACAAAACAAGCATTACCATCTCGGTCTGCGCGCGTCGGACATTCTTCGGTCAGCACGCGGCACAGCCCACGTCGGCGTACCTTCAACGCGATACAATAAATCTGCGCTGGAATTTGCATAGGGGCGCAGCCAACATACTGGTGCAGTGAGAAGCAGCGTTCGTACTCTTCATCACTCAAACAAACCGCGTCTTGCACCCGAACTTTCGGCGGGCATTTCTGCTCGCATGGGTTATCACACGGCGGGCAAGTATCTTCACAACCAAAGTCGATTGGGGGTGCGAAGCAGCCTAATTCCTCGTCATCGCAACGAGGGCGAAAGTTATATCGTTCTGCCATACCATCTCTTTACAAAAAGCCCCCGCCCTGCATAAACAGCGGGCGGTTCGTGTGGTTCTGACTCTCCTCCGCCCCCGCATTCATCATGGCTCTATCGAACTCATGCAGGTGGAAGCGGGCCATTGTCGCGTTCTGCGTATCAGCTTCGGTAGGGATTAAAAATAAATCCGCAAGCACGCCGTGCAAGATTGCGTCCAAATATTTGCCGATGAAATGCTGTGGCAATTCGCAGTCTTTACCTGTTGGAGTCCACGAATAGGTAACACAATACCGACCATGCTTCAATGATACACAATCGGCGAAGCTGATGGTCGGTTGTGCGTACTGTAATTCCACCCAGTAACCATAACCAAAACGATGCGGGGCGGGCGGAATACCACGCCATGAACTATCCAGCAAAGGGTGGCGGTCGGGATGGGCGCAGCTATGCACTGATTTGATTTGTACCATTGTCCGTCCGTCAGGAACGTCAATGATATAGTCGTTCATGCCACATTCAGCCGTAATATACGCATCGTCTTTCAACAAATGGGTTTCACGGAAAAATCGCCGCGCCGCCTTCTGCACCGCGTTCTCCACATAGTTGGTCGGCATATTTGGGAATGTAATCAGAGCCTGATTTTTCAGTTCCTCAAACCAATTCATTTCTGCGCTCCTATGCGGGTTTCAGGCATTCGTGTGGCGGAGTAGCGGTTGCTGCTGCGGCTATCCAAGCCAAGCAAAGAAAACGCCGTATTCAAATGCGATGCGCTGCGGTCTCGGCTCGGTACGCTCTCGGTATCCACACCGTAAGCGTAATACAACATCAGTTCAAAAATGGCAGGGCGCACCTGCGCGCCTAAATCCACCACACTGTCCAAGTTATCCACAGTCGGCGGAACAAAACATTTAAGCTCCAATGTCGCGTTCGCCCCAGCAGGCACAGGAGGTTCAACATAAATTACATCGGGATTGGCGGGGTCGTACCCCCAACTTTCCACAACATAATCCACAGGCGAAACAGTGCGGCTTTGACAGTCCACACACCCGACTTTGCCGCGCAGGTGCATACCACTCAACGCAGTACGGCGGGGGAAAATCGTAAGCTGCCCATTGGCATCAACCTGCCCCAAGACTGCGGTCATATCATAACAGCGTTCAGGCGGTGTCTGTACCACACCTTCAACCAACGGCATGGACACCCGCTTCATGAATTTATCTTTTTGCGTGGACGCAACCATCTCGACCGCCAGCCGAAAATAGGATAGCAGGTCGTCCTCACTCCAATGCTCGTATGGCGCATCGGGGTCTTGGTCCACCAAGTAGGTGCTAACCTCTTGAACAAGCTGGCGGGCGGAAATCATTATTTGTTACCTGCGGCTGCGAGGGCAGCTTTCGCTGCTTCGGCGACTGATGTACCTGTGGCACGTTTGCCTGTCTTGGCACGGGCTTCCGCCTCGGCATTCACAACGGCGGCTGCTTCGTCAAAGTCGCCATACAGCGCAGGGGCTTCGGCAGACTGCGCGTCCTGTGAGGCTTCAAAACGGGCCAAAGATGCGTCAATCTCTTCCTGCGTGTATAAAGGGGTCAATAAACTTCCGCGAGCATAATCAGATGGCGCGCCATTATATACTGGGGCAAGCACCTGACCTGAAGGGTCGGCGAAAGCAATGGGTTTACGGTGTGTCATACAGTGTCTCCTATATCGGGGTGTAGCCCATTCTACCATAAAGAATAAATGAAAAAAAGCACCCCATGTTTCAGGGGTGCTTCACTCAACAGATTACAGGCATTCAGGTTCGGGGTATTCGCTTTCGCATTCCTCACGAACACAAGAGCAGCCGCGAACGTCCAAGAAATCTACCAATTCCACGAACGCAGTAAAGCACGCTGCGGACAAGCCCGCGCCTTCTACCACTGTCATACGGATAGTACCGTTGTTGGCAAGATACGCACCATTGCTGGTAATCGCAGTAGCAGGAGTATCCGCCTTCGTTACTTTACCGTCGTCGTTGGTGTCTTTCTTGGTGGAGGCCTTCGGTTGAGAAGCCGTGCCGAACTCCAAGACAGTGCGACCGATTTTGGACATATCAATTTCGTCCGTTTCGGCGACCAAAGTTTCGCCGTCATACAGACCAAACTTGACTTTGGCAGGCGTAGTAATCGCGCCCATTGGGTCATTACGGTCGCCAGCCGCACGTTTGTTGTGGATTACCAGTGCGTCAATGCGGCTGTCCGCGCTCAACAGGTGGGTGTGTACCACGTCGCCTGTGGCGAACTTGCCTTCCATTTCGCGGAAGCGCATCCATTCGTCCAAGCCGCCATCATATTCAAATGGCAACACATAGTGTTTACGCGGCAAGTGGCCTGCGTAACGAACTTCCCCGCGAGGTGCGCTGTCGGCAATGCGGGAGTGGCGGTAGCCTACATGACGAGCGTCGCCGCCATAATACAGTTTAAATACAGCCATTATTCAAGCTCCTTATGAGTGGTCCAATGTGGCATACAGAGTAGTGATGGCTTCGGGGTACAGAACTTTGAAATCATACACATTCAGGGTTTGCCAGTATTGGCCGAAGTGGGTTGGGTCTTTGTCGATATGACGGTTTTCAGTAACCTGCATAACGAAACCTGTCGCGTCTTTACGGCCAGCAAAAATGGTGTAAGCGACCTTACCATTTTCGACACGCTGTGGCATACGGTTGGAGAAGATGATGTCGAAGCCAAACACGTTCGGGATTTTAGTACCCATAATGATTGACTGCGCTTGACCCGTAATGCTGGCGTTAATCAGGCTGGCATTAGCGAAGAACAAGTCGCGCGCTTCAGTCGGCAATACCACATACAAACCTTCGGGGCTGACGTTCTGCTCGGCCAACACTGTCTGCATTTGAGACAAATAGCGCAAGATGTTTTCTTTCGTCAGTACCACGGGCGCGCCAATGTTACCAAAGTCGAACGCGCGTGAGTAACGGCCTGCTCTGCGACCACGGTTGCACGCGGCAGCCTGCAATGGCAATTCGTACATCATTTCAAAGTCGATGACTTCGGCCAGCTTCGTAATGACGTTTTCTTGGTAGCCTTTCAGCAAGTCGGTCAGACCAGCCGCCTGTTTCACATCGATTGCGTCCAGCTTCATATTTGAATACTTGGCGCGGTTGATGTTCATCGTAATCACAGACACGGACAGGTGGCTGACTTCCAAATCTTGGTTTTTTTGGTAGTCAAAGATTTCCGCTTCGGGCAGGCGGCGGAACACCACTTCATCGCCACGCTGACGGATTTCTTTCGGCACGATGTCTTGGCTCGAAATCATACCGCTGATGGTGGTATGCTCAAAGCGTTTCAAAAATCCCGCAGCATACACTGGCTGCGTCAAAGACGATACCAGTTGTGCGTAACCGCTCGCCGCAGGCAGTAAGGGTTTACGTTCGTTCATAGTTTACTCCGTAAAGTCGTAAGGTTAATCCATTGATGCAGTGCCGTTCAGTAACGCGGCCTCCCACGCTTCCTGCACGGTTTTCATCTGCCCAATGCTAATTTTGCCATTGGCGTAGTCTTTCAGGGCTTTATCGTAGGTCGATAACTTAATGCCCTTCTTGCTGCGAGGCTGGGCGGCGGTAGCCTGCGGCGTTTGGTTAATAGTGTTGCTGCGGCCAGGCGCAGTATATCGTTGCTGCTCGGCAGGAGCAGCAGGCGGCTGAAAGCCTGAAAGCAGGTCCACCACCGCGTCCACATTACCAGCAGCTTCAGCTTGGTCGAGCAACACACGGCGGGTCAAGCCGCCAGTGCCAGGCACGACAGCGTTGTAATACTGGGCATAAGCTGGTGTTGTAATTGCTTCGGCCAGCCAAGGCAGGCGAGCGTTCAACGACTGCGTAAACGCCTGACGGGTTGTATTCGCCAAGCTCGCTTGTTGCGCCTGCACACTTTCTTGGAGCGGCTGTACCACTTCTTGAAAGTGTTTGTTCATAGGGTCTAATCGCTCGGCTTCCAGCTTGCGCGCGATTTCCAAAGCCTGCTGGCGTGCGACTGCCGTAATAAAAGGCAGTGAGGCTTCATACGCCTTGCGCTCCTCGTCGGTAATTTGCGGAATTTCCACCGAGTCATACCAAGGTTTTTCAGGCTCTGTTGGTTTCGTTGCGTCATACGCAGCGAGCCGCGCTTCCAAATCTTTAATGCGGTCGGCATTTTGTTGCTGTTGCGCGGTAAACGCTTGCTGCAACATTTCCTGATTACGACGCATCATCTCCGCTACTTCGGGCGTGAACGATTGGGCAGTTAGCTGCGGTGCAGCCTGCGCTGGCTGGGGCGCAGCAGGCTGCTGCGGCTGCTCGTCGGGGGATACATAGTCGTAATATTCGACTTGCTCCGACGCTACCTCCTGTGGCGCGGCTGCTGGTTGCTCCGCCTGTGCTGGCTCGGCTGGCTGTTCGGGTTGAACTACGGGTACGCCTGCGGCGGCAATCGCGGCGGCAATACCATAATCTTGCTCATTCATCGGACTCTCCTGTCATCAAAGCTAAAACTTTTTTCAGCATGACGACCTGCCCGCGTTGAAACTCCGAAGCGGCCTGTTGCTCATACAACTCACGCTCCGCTACCAGTTCCTGTTCTAGGACGGTAATCAGTGCCGTGAAATCACGGCTGTCTTTCAAACGCGATAAACCCTCTTGGGCGGCAAGGTTTTCGTCATTGGTAATTCGGGTCAATCGTGTGCGGTGGTTCATAATCAGCTACCTGTCGCAATCTCATCAAACCACAGGTCGGCGGTCGGGCTGATAATGCCATCAGGATAGATGCGGTATCGGCCAGGCATATCAATCGCCACAGGGTTGTGGGTGTAATCTAAAAATAGGACTTGGCCACAGGGGGAGAACGGAATATCACGAGCGTCCTCAATGGCGCACTCGCTATCAATCACGCGGTGCAGGACAAAGCGGTCGCCTTCCTGCAAATCCACGCCTGAAATAACCATCATCTTACCTGGGCGCACATGGAGCGCGGCTGGCTTATTCATCGTAATTCTACCCTACTGGAAAATAACAAATCAATCATGTCCTTAACGGCCTTTACCCGCTGGCGAGTTTCTTCCGCAGCGGGTTGAGTTTCGTATTCGGTACGTTCGTCGTCCAACACTTTCAATAAGATTTCCCGCAACTGTTTCGCATAGGCGGAGCGTTGGAAGTTCATCAAAGTGCGGGCCTCGCACTGTGAAAGTTTGATTACCCTGCCCGTATTCGGCGGAGGTATCATACGGCTGTCAGTCATTATAAAAGCCCCTCAAAGGTCTTACACGGTAGTTATACCACAGGAATAGCGGATAGGCAAGGATACTGCCTATCCTACCCCTAATGTGTCGTTTGATTGCTCAATAGCCGCCGCTGCCGTCGCACTACGACCATCAAGCTGCGGCGCGCCCGCCATAGGGTCTTGCGGCATTCCTGCTGGTGCGAGACCACCTTCGTCCAATAAATCCCCAAGCGCAGCCTGTCTATCGAAATCAGGGAAGATGCCTTCGGTCGGCAAGCCTTTGTTCTTGAAGATTTGATACAGTATGCGCTGTACCGCTGCGGCAGGAATAATCGGCTGTTGGGTAGTCGGGTCTATCGCACCCATCATGCTGGATAAGGTTTGCAAGGCCCAGTTCAAATCTTCCGTCTTGGCCTCCTGCTCCATCAAGCCTGACACGCCACGAGCATAAACGCGGACATCGCCACGGATTTCAGGGTCATTGCTGGTACGAAGCTCATAGTCGATGAACGTCTGCACGACAGGCTCGATGACACCTTTCTCCAACAGCCGAAGGGCGTACTTGATAGACTTGGTGGACTGGTTCAATACCACAGACAACCCGCCTGCGGTGCGCCCGATGGTCGCTGCGCCCTGCGGACTACCGAAGGCCAAGCGCGGGATACCGATAAGGTCATACGCAAGTCCGTGGAATTTGTCGAACGTACCGAACAACAACTCGGCCTGCGCGGGTACGGTATAGAAGCTATAAGCAGGTCTGCCCCCGCCCATGTTGTCCTCTGTTACCACGCGGATAGTGTTCGGCAAGACTTGGTTAATATCCAACCCGTCTTTGACGCGGCCTTTAGTAACCTCGCCAATAGGACCGCTCGAATACTGCATATTCCGCACCAGCGCACGCGCAGCCGCCGTACACATCTTCTGTGTGTCCCGCAGCTTCATCGCAGGGGAAGCCCCCCAAAACGCGCCTGGTACGCGCTCGAAGCTGGCCTTGTAGAACGGGCGACGGCCAGTAGGGTCAGGGTTCAGCAGGCACTTGATAACGCGCCGTCCTACCACCCATACCTCCGCCTCGCTCGCGCCGTTCATCTCGTCGTCTGTAAACGTGATGCCATACTCGGCCAGCAGGTCGTTGCGAATGCGGCCATAGTAACCCAACGCGTCGTACACGTCTCGGTCGTCCGTCGCTGCGAACATATCAGAGTCGGGGTGTTCTTCGTCAGACGAATAGGCCAGCGGCGCGCCGTCGGGGTTATCCTCGAACACTTTGTCAATCGCGTCCTCGCTGTACCCAGCCGCCTCACGCAGCCCAAGTAGCTCGTTGCGGGTCAGTCGGCGGCGTTCAATCACATAGTCCGCGTCCTGAATATCCGCCGCATACGGCGCAGGATAGAAGTCAAATGGGGAAATATTTTCAACCTGCCGCACAAGCTCGCGTACAGGTTCTACGGTCGTCCCAGTCCATCGGGTTGTTACCACCTCTTTTAGGGACGGCACTTTCATAATCGCCGCAGGGTAAATGCAAAAATGCTCAATGAACTCGATGAACTGGGTTTCCCAGTCCGCATCATGCAATCGGTCGGCCACAATCGTCGTCAGCTTCTCGGCGGCGACGGCGGCCTTGCGGTTCTCCTCCAACTTCAACAGCGAACGCGTCTCTTCAATCTGCGCCCGAACAGCGGAGGTGTCGCCACCAGCAGCGGCCACCATATACGCCAAATCCTGCGACACGGTTTCCAGCATCTGCTGCTCCACCTCGTCGGGCAGTTCTACCACGGGGGTCGCGTTAATAGTATAGGGCGCGGCGGTCGTACCAACAAAAATATCGCGGATAAGGCCGACAATACCTTTAACGATGGGGCTTGAAATGTCCATGATAATATCAGGACCTTTCCCATCGGAGGCTGTCAGCGGCTGCCCGTGCATCAGCTTCAAGCAGTCTCTCATATCCGCGAAGTGGGGGGTTTTCGCCGAACGAGCCTTATCAAATCTCGCAGCGACAAACTCGCCCAATTCATCAATAAGGTTCTCGTCCGTCATTATTAACCCTTCACTGTGCCAGTGGTTTTGCAGCCAGTGCTTTTACCATTACAACGTGCGTATTTCATAATCAGACCTTTCATAGAAGTAACACTGTCATCATACAATAAAAAAACACCTGCCGCAAGGCAGGTGGAGAGAAGGAGAATTATCAAGACACTCATTGCGGAAAGCAGGTATCTGACGAGGTGCGATGGAGGAAAAAAACATACGGATAAAAACCTCCATGCCCCGTCAGATGTGCATACAGTACCACAACGTGCAGGGCTTGTCAAGCATACCAGTCGATGTCGGCAGAGCGGACGGGCGTGTCGTCCTCCTTGTCAGAGACAACTTTCAACAGCCCCATGGACAAATATTGCAGTGAGTCAGCCAAATCACTCGCCCAGCCGACGTGAGTCTTGGTCGGCGTGTCCTGCGTGCCACCCCCCGCGCGGTTCTCATAAATATAGTCGGCGGCCATCGCCTGCACGAGGAAGCGGCAGTTATCCCGAATGCGTAGGCGCGGCTTGCCGTTATAGCCCAGCGATGCCATGAAACTACGCACCGCCTGCAAGCGGGGTTCGAGCTTGTTACTACGGGTCGGCGCGGTTATCGGCACACCCAAGTTACGCAACACGTCGAACATCGACAGGTCCAAGTTCTGCCCCTGCACCAGCCCCGCAGGGTCGCCGTAAGCCCCCGCACACACCGCGTTGGGGTAGCGTTGTTTCAACGCAGGCAGCACCTCGGTCCGATAGAGCGTGTCCACGCTCATGTCCTCCCCCATGAACTCGTCCAGCACCAACAGGCTGCCGTCGGGGGAAAGGTAGCCGACGATGCAGACGGGTGTCCGCCCGAAGTCGAACGCCAAGTAATACTCCCGAAGCTGTGTCGTGTCCACCGCCTTCGCGTCGAACGTATGCACGTCCCTGTGAAATTCAGGGAATACCACCTTACCATGCTTCACGTCAGCGAAGTCGCCGCAGACATACGACTGGATTTTCCCAGGGTCAGGGTCGGCCAGCATTGCATAATAGTAACCGTACCCCTGCGCCAAGTTCTCAATGTTCTCCGCCAGCGGGTTAGGCAGCCACTCGGCGTTGGGGTCGTGGCTGTTGGGGTATCCCGCAGGGGGTATCAGCGCAGGCGGCTGCTTAAAGAACTCGACGAACTTGCGCACCCCCATCTGCCGCGCCGTCTGCTCGAACTCACGGTCGCGCTCGCCGAGATACCACCGATGCAGCCACGACCCCTTAACAGGTCCATTGAACACACCGATGATACCCGTGCGTGTTACCTTCCCTTTCGTCCCGCTAGGGTATCGCCCCAGTCGGCGTACCAGCGCGAACACCACGCTCTCCGCCATCATATTCAACTCGTCGCACAAGACCATCGTCGGCTCTGCACCCAGCAGCTTGTCCTGCGCGTCCTCACTATCCAACGCCAAAAACTGCACGTCCATGTTCAACAGCGTATCGTCGCCCAAGCGCGCACGCACCTTACCCGTCGGCTGGCTACCCTCCGTAACCTGCAACAAAGGGCCAAGCATATTCTTCATCGAAGGTATCGTGTTCGACTTCAACAAAGAATAAGTGTTCCGCACGACCAACATACGGGTATAGCGCGTATTGTCCAGCGGCGACGGCTCTTGCAGCAACGCAGTACGGAGTAACTCCATGATTGCAAAGGAAGTTTTACCACTACCTGCCGGCCCAGGCACGAGGCGGATTAACGCATCGGACTCCGCCGCCCGCTTCAACGTAGGGAACTTGTCCAAATCAAAGCCAATGTTCAGACCATTACTCATGCTCGATTACCCCCTTGTCATCAGGCGCGATGGACACCTGCGGCATACCGCTGCCGAAGCTCACATTCAACACCATACCGCTGAACTGCTGCTCCTGTTTCGGTTTCACGTCGGCCAAATCCATAATCGCCGCCGCCGCCTTCAACCTGTCCGCCGTCTTCGTCTGACGGTCGGTCGCTATCTCAAACGTATCCCGCAGCAGGCTGCCCGCCATCAAGCGCGCCTGCGCCCTAATCAGGCCATTGTCATCGGTAGAAATACTTTTCGCATGGAACTCCACACGCTCCTCGAACGTCGGGTCGGCGCGCAACGCCGCCAACATATCCGCCGTCAGGTCGTATGCTTCTGCCACCTCTTCGGGCGAGTAGAGCGCGTTCGCCGTCAGTATGGCCAGGTCGCGGGCGAGGTTATCCATCTTACTATCGGGGGGAATTGTCAAAACCATCTCTTGTGTCATACCATTATCCTTATAAAGGGCGGCTGCCTTTTGCCACATTATAGTATAAAGGAATTGTAATGGCAGGACAAACCTATAAAGGCCGAACGTTCGGCCCTAACCGCCGTTTCGACAACGGCAACATATTCATCAACTGCACCTTCCGCGCCCCATGTTTTTTCGGCAGGGGTTGCGTGTTCGTAAACTGTACATGGCGCAGACGGTGGGGGTGGTCTCGCGTCGGCGAGGGGGGTGTGGTGCATAAAGGAACATGGAACAGGGTTATCTTCGGGCCAAAAGTCATGCTCAAATCAGGGCGCGGGCTGACCTACCGCCTCATAGGGGGGTCGAAGAAAAACAACCCTGGCCGCAGCAGCGGACGCGGCGGCAACTGGGCAGGCGCGCAAATCGTCATGGGGTCAGACCACTTCCCCTTTGTCTGCGACTGGGATAGCGGGGTCAGGAAAGACGGCTACATATTAAGGAACAAAAAACAGGCAGGGCCGATTACCATCGGCGTACCCGAAGACTTGAAGGAGTGCAAATGACGACCACATACCGAACACGCCTCGGCACACGAGGCCCACGCTACCACGCAGGCGGCGCAAGTAAGACCACCATCATTATAGGCGGGCAGGAATACACCGAGGCCGAAATCGACGCAAGCCCCTCCGCGCTGCGAACGAACAGCAAGAGTAAGGTGGACTGGGACAGTATCAACGAAGTAACAGTAAACACCACTGACACCAAGCAATGCAGATAATGCTTGCAGCGGCGGCTGCTTTAATATACCATCTGCCTCGCCGTGTCGGTGTCTTGTATCGGGCGGCACTCGTGTCATTGGCGTAACGCCGACACGGCACTAACCCCCCCAGCGAAAGTTGGGGGGGTTTCCTTTTTGGTGGTTTTACACCAAATATAAGTATCAGGCTGTAGTCGAATTAAGTGAGGGTAGTAAGTATAAATGGCACGTTGTAACCTTTGTCGTTAATGGCGGATTAAGTAGGGGGAGGGTGTTATGGTGTACGAAGTTTTAGGCTGCGTTTATTTTGTGCGACTACCCACACCGCGCGACACCCCCTCCACCGCCCACGCTGTCCATTACAGGGGGGTAACTTATCGCTCTATAACACGCGCTCACATAACACGCCATTTATATAAAACGGTTATAACGCGCGAAATTTTCCGCACGGCTTACACGGCGATAATATAAAACGGCAATAATAAGTATGAAAATAACAAGCCTGTAACGTTATCGACTGATAACACGCGTTTGTCTTAACGAAATCTTAACAAAAATTAACTCCGTAATAACATTTCAACTTAAAGATAAGAAGGGTATAACGCGCGCTCATGGGGGGTTTACTAAACGGCCGATTAGTAACAGGCCGTTTATACGTTAAAAGCCGTTTAGTAACAGGCACTTAAAACGCGCTCCCCTACACTAGCGATTTTGTAAACGAATGTAAAGAAGAAAACTCAATAAAATCAAAGGTTGTAAGATGTTAATTTTTGTTAATTACAATCCAACGTTTGCCACGCTGGAAATCTGCGCTAGTTTGAAAAAACGTGTAAAGAAGTTGATAAGCGCGGGGCTTGACCATGATAAGATATAGACGGATAAGACGTAAGACCATGAAAAAGAAAGAAAAAATAATAATATAATAATATAAATATTTATTTATATTTATTGTCTATTTTTTTTTTGTAAAATCGCCGATTTTCGGGACTCGAATGCCGTTCTGAAAATGGACGTGGTCGAAATTTTTTCGGTGGTCGAAAAAACGCCATTTTTCGCCTTTTTCGACTGGTTTTTTTGTTAAGATGATTTCTTACATATCTTAACGTATTCTTTACATTCCAGCTCTCTTACCGCCCGATAACACGACACGCGCCACTTATTGACACCTAACAACGATTATGGTAGTAAACGCGCGTTATACATTCCCCCTGCCTTATCCCCCAATTAAATAATACTTGACAAAGCCCCCTTACCCTGCTATAATGCGCCTCATGTTGTTAAGGCAGCTTTATCCAAACGCCTACGGCGTTCCTACACGCCACGGCGTGCAGAAATAAAAATCCTTGACAAACGCATAAAACGGTGGTAATATACACACCATGCAATCAGGCAATAACGCCCTATCATAGATAACGATTGATTAACCCTAACACGCCCAAAGGCGGGCGTGAAAAAGGTGGGAATAACGGTGCATTAGCCCATGTGGTACGCAACGCCCTATATATCGCTATTATGATGATGTCAAAAAATAATACTTGACAAGTGCAAACAAGCCTGATATAATGCGAACCATACTGTAACAAGGCGGAACCGCCCCGCCCCTTTGCCGATAGAGTCAAGTATCGTGCCAAGCCCTTAATGGATTTAGGGCAGTCCTACACGCCACGGCGTGAAGCTAGGATTAAGAGATAGCTATTTAACAATTTGGATTTTATCCGTGCAATGCGGATATAGGTTTGGTGGTAGCGACACCGTGATTAAAGCAATATCTGAAAGCCCTATTGCGCCTATATTATCCCAAACGTATGCACGGACGCTGGAAGCAGAGTCTATAAGTCTATTGAACAGAGCGGGTGGAATACCGCCCGCTGGATTGAGTAGATTTTCAACCGATTTTTGAAAGGAAAACAAAATGGCTTTTCAAGTAACAAAGAAGCAAATCCGTGAACAAGCTGGTATTACTATTGCCTTTCCGTACTGCAAGCTGCAATACATCTTAAACCTTTTCGACTGTGATGCGTATTGCTCCAGCCGAACTTATGGCTGGCAATGCGACTTCTATGCCCGCGTTTTAGGCACGCCTATTAACATCGTTACGGGCTACTCGACCGCAGGCTGCGGTGCAGTGGATATTCCGCCTGACCTATATGACCGCTTCATGCGGCTGGAAAACCGCGCAGGCGGCAATGATGCGCCATTTGACGAAATCCGCGCCGAACTGAAAGCCCTGCTGAATGAAACCCACGCCCGTTTTGTAAAGTAAAAGGAAACCTATCATGAAATACAGTGAATTTATGAACCTTGCAAGCTGCCTGACCGCTGCCGATATGCAGGCGCGGTTTGCTTATCGGACGAAGAGTCGCGCGTGGTTTGATGCGCTGGCTGCCGTAGTAGCCAGCCGTGAAGAAGGCAGCCTGTTGTACGCCCATATAGACCATGTGCCTGCTGACGACAGTATTGCCTGCATTTGTGTCGGGCTGCCCGTGCTGGGTATCGTGGCGAAGTTTATCCCTAATCAGGACGGAGAGCCTGCATGGATTGAGTGCTCCAGCCGTGGCGATTTTGGTAACAACCATGCCAGCGGCGGGCATTGGAAACTCATCAGACGTGCAGGCTGTGAAGCCCTGTCCTATATGCCTGACATCGTGTGGCGTGTGATAGAACAGCAAACTGCTGTTAAGCCCTAATTCAGAAGGGAGTTAAAAATGTACGACACTATTCACGAAGCAATCGACAACCTGGGTGCTGATGTCGCTTTGCGTCTGTGGAATAACTATGCAGGCAGCCAAGCTGCCGATGACTACATTTACAGTAGCTTGGAAGAATTGGTTAAAACTACGTTCGATGACACGGTTAATAATGATGCCGCGCTTGTGCGCCGTATTGTTTGTGGCAATGTTACCAATTCTCGCGCCCCGTATTGGTATTTTGACGGGTATGTGAACATCAATTCCGCTGATACCCTGGCCGAAACGCCATTTGATGTGGGGACATTGGCCGAGTACGTTATTGACAATCCGTCTTTGATTGCCAAGTATAACCTTGGCGTGGACGAAGACGAAGACGAAGAATAACCTGACACCCTGCACCCATAACGGTGCAGGGTATTTTTGAGAAGGAAAAATGATGAAACCTTATGATGCAGGTACTGACAAAATCTATCTTGACTTCGGCGGTTTTTTACGAAACGTGGCATGACCGCTTGTTGCACGATGCCGAAGCAGCGGCGTTTATCACCGCTTACCGTGAAGCCTATCCTGACGACAAGGAAGCTGCCGAATGGGCAGATAACTTCGGCTATGGTATGGACGAACTCTACACCGCACCTGACCGTATGCTTGAAGTGTTTAACCACAAATGGAAGTATGATAACCATGCTGCCGCGCGGCATTACCTGACCGAGATGCTGGACTTTGTGAACAAGGTGTATGGTTTGGACTTGCAGCTTGATGACATCAATTACACCGTGGACAATTTCCAACGCCCCGACCTGGCCGTGTTGCACCCTATCGGGCAGGATACCTTTGGCAAAGTGATGGACTGGCTTCATGCCGATGCTGACCGCGTGAACGCTTTGGAAGCCACGATGCGCCATGCGACAACGCCGAGCGATGGGTATATCCCTTTGTACACCTATGACGAACTGGCCGCAGATGACGGCTGGCGTGTGCGCTTGGCGTTGGAAATGATGGTAGCCCGCTGCTGCCCTGTGAATGATGACGCGGCACGCGACCTGCCGACTGATGAGAATTGGTTTGAATATGCATGGTGCAATTTGGACTGTGAGATGGGCGGAGATTTTGGAAGGATTGAGAAATGACCCAACAGAAACAAACAATCATGCAGGCTTGGCAGCAAGCCGTCGAAAAAATGAAGCAGGACTGCCAGCGCGGCGGCACGCATATTTGGCACGCGGTGCAAGACCGCAGCCATGTGGTATCTAACTATCGACCTGACTATGACGAGTGGTTTGGCGATGGGTTTATGGACGTGGAAAGTACACGCTCCATTGTGGACGTATTGGACGACCACCTGATGACGCTTATGGAACTGGCGGCAAAAGACGAAATCATGAATGAGTTTATGACTACGGCAGGTGGTATCTATTATTGTATGCGACGTAATCATAGTGAGTATGAGTTCGCCAATGAAGAAACCCGCCGTGCGTTTACTTTGTTTCGCGCCATTAAAGGTTATAATTAACCTTATTATTTTTAATAACTTTTAGAAGGAAATTATATTATGCAAGACTCTACCCCTGTTAAAGCTGCTGCTATATATGGGAAGACTGTAAGCACTTTGACTGAAACCCGAATTGTTAATGTGTATGCACACGAGACTGATAAGAGTATGGCAGTAACCCAATACCGTGTTGATTGGGTAATCCAACGCCCGAACCCGAAATTAGGGTGGGAACACCAATCAAGCAGTGAAACATTTTTCTCTGTCCATGAAATGCGGGCATGGCTGCGTGAGTTCTTTGCGCCTGTTGAACTGACTGACGAAGACCCGCGCCCGTCTGTGGAGTAAGCTATGGAAATCGAAGTGCTATCTGACGACGCAGTGGAGCGGGTGTTGTACCCCGCCCTGTTTGAAAACACATTGAGCCATGACGTAGTGCTGGCCGCCAATCCCTATTGCGGTGTGGTAGTGTTCGAGCATGAGTCCCCCAAAACTCTTGCTTATATGAGGCAAACCCGTTTGGGCGAGGTGGTTACGCTGCGCTTGCCTTTTGAACAGGATACGACGTGGCGGTTGTTCGAGAACGCCGTAGTATTAGACGCAACCCGTGTGGGGTTGCGTAGTGGTGTGATTATTTAGGTTTAAAGGATTGAGAGATGAAGAAACGTACTGAAACTGGCCGCTTTACCAAAGAAGCAGCGGCCATTGTGGTTGAAATGTTGAAGGACGATGTGGTTAAAGGGGAGTTGCGTACCGCGGGTGGTGGCGAAGTCTCGTCTGTCTTTGGGCAAGACCTTTCAAACATCAAATATCCTTATCGTATTGGGTGGCTGACCTATACCATGACTTTGCAATACTACAAAGACCGCGACTACCACCACGACATTGTCGGCTTCACTGATAAGGCTGACCGCAAAGAGTTCAAACGCCGTTGGCGCGCACGCTATTCGAAGGGAGTCAAAACCAACATTGAATTGACCTACCCGTTGTTTGCGAAGTCTAAATCGAATGCGGCTGTTTTCTTATTCACTAGTGAGCGTGATGGTGTTTGTGTTCGCAAAAGCGACAGCGGCGGCAACCTTCCTGGCCAGGTTTTATCATGTTTGGTTAAAGCCACTGATACCGACCATTGGCAGCACTTAACATTTGCCGAAGCTGAAGCTGAAATCTTTGGGCGATAGTGAGTTATGTGATTATTTAGGAGTAAGTGTATGTTATTTAAAGCGAACCGCGTCTCTGACGAATATAAAGGGCAGTTCATTGAAGTTGAAATCGGCGATGATACTAATTTTGTTTGGTTGATGATTGCTGATGGGCGGGAAACACCGACAATACTGGTAGGATTAGACGTGCGTACTGTAAGTGATGCTGTCGCCCTTGCGCTGTCTATGAACATTCCGATTAAAATCAATGGTTAATAAGGATTAAACTATGAACATGAAACAAATCGGTGTAATTGCCGCCCTGCGGCGTGAGTTATGTGGCAAGGCCGCCCTGCGTGAAGGCGCAATCAAATCCCGTGTGCGCCGTGCAGTGGAAGGGTATGGGCTGCGCGTTAAGTTTACCCCAATGACCGTTACTGGTGGCGAGCAAGTCTTGTCAATAAATTTTAACGTGGAGACTGGGTTTACCGTCCGGTATATCCCCGCCAATGCGCCGAGCCTGAAACTGGACACGCTGGCAATCCTGCGTGGGCGTAATACGATTACACAGATTGATAACAAGCAGGCGTGGGCTGTTCCGTTCGGGCGGGATATTGTGTTGGTAAGCTACAATACTGTGATTGGGGTGTATGGCCGACACACCCACCGCTTATATTTGAGCGCAGATGCCTATACCCATAGCCCTACCACGTCCAGCCATATCACGGCGTTTAAAGGTGTGGTAGGAAACATTGACCGTATTATTTTTGTGGAGAAATTGTAATATGTTGAGCGATAAACAATTAAAAGCGTTGGCGGTGGGCGAAGTGTGTGAATACCATTCCGCCCTGCATGATGGGGATACCCCTGATATTGACGCTGCCGCTGCATGGTATGACGCTGTGATGAAAGACGATGCCGCCTACCCAAGCGATGTAACCACAGTGTCCGCCAAGTGCGAAGTGGCCGAGAAGTACGATGCTGACTGGCTGTACCATATCCTGCCCGAAGTGTATGCCTTCGCTGCGCTGGTGGCGCGTGAGTGCGCCAAGTCGGAAGGGGGTGCGGAATGAACTACACAGCGCGGGATTACCGCAATGTGAGCCTGGCCACGGGCGCGAGCGTGTACAAGATTAAGAAGTGGTATGCTAACGGCGACATTAAAGCGGTTGAAACGGACGAGGTGGCTGCCTATATGCGGCGGGCTTCTGCGCCTGCCCGTGCGCGGCTGACGTTTGATGAAGCCGTGTCATACCTGAACGGCGACGTTGCCAAGTTCCGTGCGGCGGTGCAGTGCGGCGCGCTGCTGCCGCTGTTGGACGGCAAGTATTATGGCAGCGACCTGACCCATCTTGTACCCCACCGCTTCGCCCTGCTGCCCGCCCACAAAGACTTTACGCCGACACGCCCAGAGCCGAACGACCCGATTGAGTGGTATCCGCATACACCCAAGCGCGTTGAACAATTTATGAGCGCCTTCGCCAGCCGACAGGCGCAGTGTGAGTGGTGGTCGCAAGACGGCAAGGTGTTTACTATCCCCGACGGCTGCTGTGCGACCGCCTCGACCCGTAGCATTAAGCTGACATGGCGCGATGAGCGCAGGGCGAACGCGCCTTTGTATGCCCCTGACTTGGCCGCCGATGCCGCAGGCCGCGCCGTGCGTATCCGTGTGCAGGGGTTTTGTTCCGCACGTGAGACAGTGGTTAATCTGTCCGTGATGGACGACTACGGTGTGTGGACTTATTCACATGGTCGGTACGCCCGACCCGAAGCGTGGCACGAAGCCCTGCACCGTGCTGTGCTGGCGTTGGGTATGCAGGTTGCCCCGCTGGGTAACAAGGAGGCCACGCTGGTCTTTTTGCAGCAATGGCTTGACAGTGCCGCACATAGTGTGTAGAATATCTGCGTATTGAATACGGTAAGTAATGGAGAACGCGATGGATACATTGCAAGATATGCGCGACCGTTTGCGCGGTATCGACCTGATGGCGGAGATGACCGCCGAGGGTGCGAGTGCTGACGAGAACCTGGGTAAAGTGCAGGGCGAGATACGGCTGCTGCTGGTAGATGCGCTGGACGTGTTCGCTAAAGTGGTAGCCGCCCGCCTGATATTGGACGGCACGCCCCAAGACCAAGCCCTACCTGATGCGTGGGAGCAGATTAAGAAATCATTTATGTTGTATTCGGAAAGGCAGAAAAATGGAGAAGGAACAATTAACTGACTATACTATGGACACGTCGCTGTTCGATAGCGCGGTGGAGCGACTGACCGCCTATTATCAGGATTTGGTGCATAAAGTATTTTCACTTTTGCGACATCGTAATCAGTTGCCTGCATGGGTAAACCGCGACCCCGCACGGATTGCTTCGATTACTCTTTCAAGTATGTGTAAAGCTATCGTTTACAGCGATACGATGGATACATTAGGTATCCATGAACGCCGCTTTATAGATATTATGAAGGCGGAATTGTGCGAGTACCGTACTGAACTGGTAGAACGGTTTGGCATTGATTGTGTATGCGCGCTGCGGGATATTCTAAACGGAAAAGTAGGAGCGAATGATGACGACTGAACAAGTAACTAACACGCCTGAAAGTTTTGCAGACCTGTTGAAGGCGCGCGGCGATGTACCGATTACTGTCCTGCGTAGTGTGCGCGACCAAATCGACGGGCTGTTGCAGTTGGTAGATACGATGGACGAGGCCTTTGACCTGCCGCCTGCACCGACCGAAGCCGAAGTCGCTATTGCCGCCGCGTTGCGGGCGAAGTACCCCGACTTCAAAGACAAGACCGACAGGGAAGTGCTGGCCTATTTCAACGTGAAGGTAGGCGGCGATGGCAATTAAAACCGAGAACGTGGTAATCGCTACCCGTTCCAACCGCAAGACGGCGAACAGTACCACCCCCGAAAGTCAGGTGGTAAACGCCGTGAAACTGTGGGCGAAAACCAAGTCCGATGTGTACCTTGTCCGCGTCGTGCAGGCTGGCGAGAGCGGCGTTGCCGACTTCCTGATGTGTATGCGCGGGCGGTTTGTCGCTGTTGAGTGCAAAGCGACAGGCAAGAAGCCGCGCGACCTGCAAATCATACATGGTATCCGTGCCGAGAATGCAGGCGGCACGTTCCTTTGGGGCGATACGGAAGCCCTGATACCACAATTAAACGAATTATATGAAGGATTAAAAAATGGATAAAAAACGCGAAGCTGCGCGCATTGTTGCGTGGTTGGTTATCTTCTCTTTGACACTGGTGCTGCTGTTCGGCGTAGCCCGACTGGTTACTTCGCTGGTTGCCCCCGACACAATGGACGTGATGTTCATCATCGGCGCGGCAGGCGGGTTTGGCTACGGACTGGGGCGGCGGTATGGCAAGGAGTAAACGTCCGCGCAAACGCCGTGCCGTGCGGCATGGTATCCAGTTGGCGCAGAACCAAATCTATTGGCTGCCTATCCACAATGCCATACTGAAAGACTGTATGTCGGCTGCGGTAGCGGCGGCCAGTACCGACCGCATGACCGACCGCATGACTGACGCTGTGATTGACCCGATTGAAACGGCACTGACCCGCTTCGCCATCGGCAAGGCGCAGTTTAACGATTACTGGGTTGTGATACAGGGTATGTATCTGTATGCACACCTGCTGACCGATATTATCGCCGAGCAGAAATACCGTATCTACGATGACGAAGGCTACTTCCCCGACGAGTTGAACGCGCTGGGGGTGGAACACCACCTGCAACCCTACCGAGAGCAGCTTGCCAAAGCCGAGAACGAGTATGTGCATATTGTCCGTGAGATAGGCGAGCGGCAGAAACGTGTCGGCAAGTATGGTATGACGGGCGACGAGATGCGTGTGGTGCGTACCATCATTGACAACCTGTCCGAGCTTACCGAGTGGATACCCATTGCTTCGTTGTACCGCGCGGCGCATAAGTGCTGCGTGAACTTGGAGCAGATAGAGAGCAGCTTACATAGGAAAACGCGATGTCTGACTACAAACCTGACCCCCTCGACTACGGCGTAGCCGCGCTGATTGGCGGGGTGTTTATCGTATTGAAACTTTGCGGCGTGCTGGACTGGGAATGGTGGCTTGTATTGCTGCTGGCGCGCCTGACCGTTATTACCGTGCTGCTGTATATCCTACGCCGATGGAGAGACCGATGAAGTATTTGACCCTAGACTTTGAGACGTATTACGCGAAAGATTACTCGTTGAGCCGCAAGGACACGACCACGCAGGACTATATCATGTCGCCGCGCTTTGAAGTGCTGATGGCGAGTGTGAAGTGGGGCGACGACCCCGCCGTGGTGTTGGAAGCCCACGAGCTTCCCGCGTTCTTCGAGAGCGTGGACTGGGCGGATACAGCGATGGTCGCCCACAATAGCCTGTTCGATGCCAGTATCCTGTGGTGGCGGTATGGTAAACGCCCCGCCCTGCTGATTGATACCATGTCGATGGCGCAGTGCCTCGGCGTGCCGCTGCTGACAGGCAGCGCGAGCTTGGACAAGTGCATACGCCTGCTGCGCGAGGCGGGCTACGACGTGCCGTTCAAAGGCGACGAGGTGGTAAACGCTTTGGGTAAGCACCGAGCCGACTTCACGCCCGACCAGTGGGCGGCCTACAAAGACTACTGTAAGACCGATACTGAGATTACATGGTATCTGTTCAAAGTCTTGAAACAGTATGTCCCTGATGACGAGCTTGCCTATCAGGATATTATCCTGCGCTGCTACACCGAGCCGATGCTGAAAGTGCATACCCCGACGGTGGAGTACGAGCTTGCCCGCTGCCGCCAGTATAAGGCCGACCAGCTTGCTGGTGTGTGCGCCCAGTTGGGCTGCACCCAAGATACCCTATCAGGTGTGTTGCGAAGCAACGACCGCTTCGCAGGCCTGCTTCGCGCTGTTGGTGGTATCACTGACGACGAGATGGCGCAGGGCGCAAAAGGCAGCTTCTTGATACCGACCAAAGTGTCCACGACCACGGGCAAAGTAACGTGGGCGTTCAGCAAGAACGACGTAGGGTTCAAAGAGTTATGCGAGAGCGACAACGCCTTCGTTCAAGCCCTGTGCCAAGCGCGGCTGGCTGCCAAGTCGAGCATTGACGAGACCCGCTGTGAGAAGTTTTTGCAGTACGGCAGCCACGGCTTCCTGCCGATGGGCTACAAGATTGGCGGCGCGCATACAAACCGCATGAGCGGCGGCAGCGCAGGCTGCTTCGTAGGCGAGACGATGATTGTGGTCTTACCGTTGGGCGCAGCCGATACCGAGTGGGAGTACCGCATGATTAAGGACGTTCAGCTTACCGACCTGATATGGGATGGCTCTGAATGGTGTGCGCATGATGGCGTGGTTTGTCATGGCGTGAAGCGCGTGTATAACTGGGACGGGCTGACGGCCACCAAGAACCACAGATGCTTCCTCACATCCGAACGGGGGTACACCAAACCGTTTGAGTGGTTTATGGATAACCGCTATGCGCTGACATCGGCGGAGTTACCCGACGGCGGGCTTTGCGAAACCATGCCTGAGGCCAACATCTGCTATGCGGACGGCGCGAACGCAATGGTCTATGACATCTTGAACATAGGCAATAGGCACTGTTACGTTGCCAATGGCAAGCTCGTTCACAACAGCGCGAACATGCAGAACCTGCCCAGCGGACGGCGCGAAGGGCAGAGCGACCTGCTACGCCGTAGCATTATCGCGCATGAAGGCTATGTGGTAGTAAACTTCGACGCTTCCCAAATCGAGGCGCGTGTGCTTTGCTATGTAGCAAATCAAACCGACGTATTAAACGTGTTCGCCAACCGAGGCGACGTGTATTCCTACGCGGCCAGCCAGGTGTACGATATTCCCTACGCCGAGATTAACGACGGGCGCAAGAGCAGCGACCCCGACGTGGCGGCCAAGTATAAGCCTATTCGGAATTACGGCAAGGTAGTTCAACTCGCACTCGGCTACGGCCAGGGCGCGGCGGGCTTCCAACGCTACGCGCTGCTGAATGCTGGTATCAGTATGGATATGGACGAGGCCAAGCGTACCGTGAACAAGTGGCGCAAGGCCAATAACTTCGTTACCGCCTTTTGGAAACTTTGCGACCAAGCCTTACAAGTTATGGCGGACGGCGGGCAGATGTATTTCGGCGGGCAGGACGGGCGTATGTTCTTCGCTGATGGCAGCCGTGTGCTGCTGGGTAAACGCTGCGCTGGTATCCGAATGCCGAATGGTCTGTGGTTGAACTACCCCAACCTGCGCGTGGAGATGGAGAATGACCGCCCGCAGTTCGTTTTTGACAAGATGGGGTATTCAGGAAAACCTTTAAAATCAAAGGCTTATGGCGGTTTAATCTGCGAAAACATTGTCCAGTATCTCGCCTTCGCTATCATGAAACAGCAAGCCCTATGGATTGCCAAGTATTACCCCATCAAGATGAACACCCATGACGAATGGTGTATCGTCGTACCACGAGAACAGGCGGAAGTGGCCGCCGAATACATGGCACGCTGTATGCGTACCGCACCCGATTACGTTGCTGGCCTGCCGCTGGACACAGAAGGCGGTTGGTCTCAATCCTACGGCAGCGTAGATGACGACTGGGGCAGCCGCCCCGATAACCCAGACCGATACCATCGGTTTAACCCAATGACAGGAGATGTATCATGACCCCTAAAAACCCCGCCCACCATGCACAGAAAATCGCGCAGCATTTGAAGTGCATCGAGACGTTGTACGAGGACGTGTGCGACGAAGTGAGCACCTTGAATTTCAGGCTGCGCGAGGAAATCGTTAAGGTACAGCCTGATAAGATAGCGCATACGGCGCAGTCCCAACGTGCGAAGGATTGGGAAGTGTTTGCTAACCGCGTAACCCATCACATCGACGGCTACACCGTGCCGCAGTATGGCGACGCGCCGAACGACCAAGTGGCCGAGTGGACGGCAGAGCATTGTGTGAACCAGTTATCCAAGTATGCGTCCCGCTTCGGCAGCAACGCACGCGGCGGCCAAGACCTGCTTGACTTATTGAAGATTGCCCACTACGCACAGTTGGCCTATGACAAATTAGTGGAGGCCGAGAATGAGCGAAAATAAACGACTGGGCGACCTGGCCGCCATGATTGCAGTGCAGCATGGTATCAGCCGTACCGAAGCAGCAGCGGCGGTATCCGCAGTGTTCAATACCATCAAGCACGAATTGCGACAGGGGAACGCCGTAACCATTAAAGGCTTTGGTTCGTTCCGAGTGTGTACCGCCACCCCCCGCATGGTCGCAAGTTTCGGGCAGCCTGCCAAGATGACGACACCCCGCCCGCGCGTGTGCTTTAAGGGCAGCGTGGTGTTCCGCGACAAACTGCGCTAAATAAAACTTGACACACGAGAAAATCCTGCGTATAATACACGCAGGATTTATTTTTAAGGATTGAAAACTATGGCGACAAAACCAAAGGTGTTCAGCTTCACGGCGGTTAAGCAGTTCGAGCAATGCCCGCTGCAATACAAGGTGGTACGGATTGAGAAGCTGTACCCCTACGAGCAGAGCGAAGAAGCCAAGTGGGGCGATTATGTACACAACTGCTTGGAGGCGGCCATCATGCATGGCACGCCCCTACCCGACAACGTGAGCCAATACCAGCCGCTGGTGGCTGCGGTAGCGCAGCGCAGGGCGCAAGGCTGGGGGGTGGGGTGCGAACGCACCTTCGCTATCCACCATGATGGCACGGCGGAGTTGGTCGATAGCAGCGACCCAAGCGTATGGTGGTCGCCCAAGTACCGACTGGCGGGCAAGATTGACTTACTGATGGTATCGCCCGACGGCAAAGAAGCCATCATCAACGACTGGAAAACCAATAAGAGCAGCCGCTACGCCGAGCCGCAGCAGTTAGACCTCTACGCGCTCGGTGTCATGCAAGCCCTGCCGAGTGTGGAACATATCACAGGCTGCCTGATGTTCCTCTGCGACGGGTACAAGATGGTCAAGACCAGCTACACACGCGACAAGATACCTTTCCTTTGGAACACATGGCGCGGCAAGACCATGAACATTATGTCTGCCATGATGAACGACAACTTCCCCCCTGGCAAAGCCACGCCGTTGTGCGGTTGGTGTCCGCATAGCGAGTGCGAGAACTGGCAGCAAGGACAAGACTTCCGAGAACGGAGGAAAAAGAAATGAAACTTTATATCGTTCGGGTGCTGGCTATAATCTGCTTTGTGGCAGTTGTCATTGTTACTTGTATAGGTAATGTTTTTGCGTCGGAGAACGCTGACGAACCTTATATGAAGTATTTGGTTATTGCATTTATTCTCGCTTTGTTGGCTATCATCTTCATGTTCAGCACGGTGGGCGGGAGTCAATCATGAACCCTATCCCCCCAGTCAGTTTCCCCAACCCCCCGCACAGGGTGGTAAGGATTACCACGAGCGATGTAGGCACAGTAACCCAACGGCTGGCTGATGCCGTGCCTGTGCAGTATTTCTCGAACGGACAGACCCAAGTGGACGTGCCTTGGACGCTGCATAATATGACCGTGCTGTCGCAGTTGTTGCAGCCTGCCGTGAGTACCATCTTCGATGGGTACGACTTCCCTGGCCGAGACCGCCCGTTCTACCACCAGTTGCGTATCGCAGAGTTCCTGACGCGCAATCCGAGAGCCTACTGCTTCGCAGGTATGGGTACGGGTAAAACCCGTAGCGCGTGCTGGGCGGCGGATTACCTTATCTCACAAGGCCTAGTCCACAAGGTGTTGGTGGTATGCCCCAAGTCGCTGATGTACTCGGCATGGGCGGACGACATCATGGCTACCTGTATCCACCGCACATGGACGGTGTTGTACGGCGACCGCGCCAAGCGGGAGCAGCTTGCCCTGACCCGCCGCACCGACTTCGACATTGTGAACTTCGACGGCGTGGAGATTTTGTCGCCCATCTTGGCGGAGAAGAACTACGACCTGATTATCATTGACGAGAGTACGGCGTACAAAGACCCCAGCACGAAGCGGTGGAAAGCACTGGCCAAGTTGGTAAAAGCCTCGACCCGCGTGTGGGCTTTGACGGGTACACCGACACCGCAAGGCCCGATGGACGCATACGGCCAGGGTAAACTTGTTACCCCCGACCGCGTGCCGAAGACCAAGACAGGTTTTCAAAGTTTGGTACAATTTAAGGTTTCGACCTTCATTTGGAAGGACAAGAAGAACTGGCAGGACACCGTGCGCGAGATGTTGCAGCCTGCCATCTATATCCGCAAAGCGGACTGCCTAGACCTGCCGCCGATAACGCGCCGCTTCCTCGACGTTGGTTTGAGTAAGCCCCAGCAGCAGACGATTAAGTCGCTGACTAATGACGCGGTGGCTAACTTCAATGACGGCTACCAAGTATTGTGCGCTAACGCCGCCGTGCTGCACGGCAAGCTGCGGCAGGTCTATGCAGGGGCGGTGTACGCCGAAGGCGGCGATGCACTGGTACTGGATAACAAAGCCCGCATAGCCGAGACCATCGACCTGATTAAGCAAGCCCGCGCGTCGGGCGACGACAGTGTGGCAGAAGGCCGCCCGCACAGTAAGGCACTGGTATTCGTACCATTCCGCCATGTTATCCAAGTGGTATCTGAGGCGTTGGGCAAGGAGTTCGAGGTAGCGGTCATCACGGGCGACACCAGCGTTCACGAGCGCAAGCGCATACTGGACGACTTCCAAAAGACGGACTCGCCGCAGGTTATCATCGCCATACCCGAAGCGTTTTCACATGGTATTACGGCGACGGCGGCCAGCTTGACAATATGGTACGCGCCACCTTCCCGTACCGAGACGTACCTGCAAGCCTGCGAGCGCATGGACCGACCAGGGCAGACACAACACATGAACATCGTCCACCTGTTCGGCGACAAGTACGAGCGGGAGATGTACCAAAACTTGATTGACAACCAACAGAACCAAGACACGCTGCTTAAACTTTATTACAGTGTGCTGGGTATGAACACATAAAGGATTACTATGGATAAGTTAGAGTTCCCCGACGTAGGCTACACACCGAACAACCTGCGCCGCTTATTAGAGGCGGCCAACATGACACAGAAGGAGTGTGCCGACTTGTTGAACATCAGTCTGCGGACGGTGCAGACATGGTGCGCCCCGCTCGGCGTACCCACGCACGCTGATATGCCAATTCGCAAATGGGAGGAGTTGAAAAAATTATTGCTGACCTCTTGACATACGCAAATTATTAACGTATAATACGTTTCATTAACTGGATTAACCCACAAACAAAACACGGAGACCATTATGGAAATCGACCTTTCCCAATACAACGAAGCCCAACTCTCGGAGTGGTACATCAACAACCGCAACTGGTTGTCCGACCGCAAGAAAGAATACGAGGCTTCCATCGCTGACGTAGAAGCGACACAAGACGCAATCGAGGCCGAGTGCCAACGCCGACTGAACGAGGCGGGCGCGACCAGCTTCCGCACCACAGGTGGCACGATTGTCCAGTCTATCCGCACAACCTACACCGCAGAAGACCGCGCAGCGTTCGGCCAGTACATCGTTCAGAGTGGTAACTATGAGGCGACCACCATCAAGCCGACAAAAGAGTTTGTCGAAGATTACAGCCGCGAACACAATGGGCAGTTGCCTCCAGGCGTTGCCAGCTATTCGCAAGCCGTTATCTCTATTAAAAAACCCACTTCCAAATAAGGAACTAAATCATGAATAATGTTATCCCTATTCAACCGCAAGCTGCGCCAATGACTATCGGTGCGATGCCCGCTTATATGCTGGCCGCCGCGGGCCAGTCCTCTATGGGCACATTCGGCGACGGCTTCACTGGCGGCCGCCGCGTCCAACTGAAAGGCGGACAAATCAACTTCCTCGCCGAAGATGGTAAGCCGATGGGTGTGGTACAGACCGCACAAGGCCCAGTGCAATTCCCCCAATTCATGAGCAGCGCACAAATCATCATTGTTGCCATCGCGCCTGAAAACAATACCACTTACCGCGCTTACTACGACAGCCAATACCGCGACGGCGACAACGCGCCTCCTGCGTGCTGGTCGGCAGACGGCGTACAACCTAGTCCGAAATCGCACAAACCGCAGGCGCATGACTGTGCAAGCTGCCCGAAAAATGTAACTGGGTCATCTTCAACAGGTAAAGGTAAAGCCTGCGGCAGCCGCAAAAAATTAGCGGTGGTTTTTGCCAACGACCCCGAACTGCGGGTGTTCACGATGGACTTGTCGGCAACTGCCCTGTTCGGTAAATCTGCCCGCGAAGGCGAAGGTTATTTCACACTAAATGAATACGCTAAATTCCTGAAAAAGTATGGCGCAATCTGGGAAGGTATTGTTACCGAAATCGCTTTCGCCGAGGGTTCAAATATCGGTGTACGGTTTAAAGCCCTAGGCTATGCACCAGAGGATATATTCAACCGTATCCGCGCAATGCGCCATGAAGCGGATACCGTGAAGGCGATTGAGGTGGACTTCCCCGAAGTGAAAGAAGATACGGCTGCCGCTGCGCCTGCATACCAAGCTCCTGCCGACCCGAAACAATCAATGCTGTCGCACCCAGCATTCCAAACCACACTGGCACACCTGCGCGAGTGGGCAATGAACCCCGCCGTAACCCCCGAAATGGTACGCGCCGAGGCTGCCAAATACAGCGTAGCAATTTAATATGAAAGGTAAAACTGAAATGAATACTCTGCCAAAACTCTCCGCAATGCAGTTCAACTTCGCCAACATCATCATGGAAATTCAGATGGTTGAAGATGGCACGGCCCGCATGGTTTTCACACCTGTTGCCGACACCTCCGTTGAAGTGGTAATGCCTACTGAAAGCGAAGCTCCTGCCGCTCCTGCC